CTGTATCCATCCAACGATCTGCCGATAGACAATGGTTTTGGAACGTTTGCTGGACCGTCATTAGAATCAACAAACCTATGGTCCAATATCGATGAAGGCATTTATGAAGGTGTCTTGAAGGATCGTGGAGATTCCAATTTATTATCTGATGACAAAAACTCATACATTGAGCCAAACACTTTTCATACAGAGGGTCTTTTTCAGTACAAGTGTGAACTTACTGACATGTATGTCAGACCCGAACACTCTTCTTTTAGAATAAGAGTAGCAACACCTCTGTATAATTATGAGTCTAAACTTCCACCCCTGTATACATTGTATAATATCAAATTATCTGACCCATCAGGCAATTTAATAATCAAGTACAATGACATTCAGATGAGAGGCGATTCTACAGAAGAATACGCTAATTTTACCACGTATTCATCTCTGCCTCAGACGAACGCAATAAATGAAAAATATGACTGGCAGCGAACCATTCCTCATATGTATCAGACGACTGGATATCAATTATCATTCAGTGTCAGAGCTGTGTCATTGGACGATTCGTTCAACAAGGGTTTCGACGAAGGCTTTGAAGAAAATTATATTATTCCAGAGATACTGAGCTATAGTGGCAATAATTATTTGGCAATTGACGGTCAACCTTTATCAAGCCTTGAAACAAGATTTATCAATCCTACCAGAGGGTTCAGAATATCGGCAGTAGAAATTTGCAACAGCGGCGGCTATGGTCCAAAACTAGAAAATTATTTACCGTTCCGTATACCTGTCAGAGAAATTGGACGAAGGCTAGAAAGAAGCATCAATCCAACATTCATGGCTATCAGTACATACAACACGAGTATTTACCCATCAGTCAACAATAACGTATGGCAAGACGACACGACGATAACCGCTGGATATCCAATAGGAGCAACAAATCAAGATGTTTGTGGCTCTAAAGAATTAATAAACATATTGAATGTTAAAAATGCCGATAGATTCATAAAATTACAATCAACCAGCGGTGGAAATGTAGCAGATTCTGGAAAGTTGATTTTAAAGTTTCAAACTGGATACAATAAAGTAGATGAAATTACAAACGGTGATTTCAACTTCTCTTTTGATCAAGGCACCAACACGACATGGTGGAAACCAAGTGGAGCATTCAGTGTAGAAAAACGTATTGAAAATATTCAAGAAGATATTTGTTTTTATAACGTTGAATCCCTAACACTAAAAGTTCTTGCTAAAAAACAGGTTGGTAGCCGAGATTATATCTTAGACGTTGTGGGGTACAGCAACGATGGTTTGTTGGCTGTAACACCTCCGTCTGGCGGATTTATTCAAGATCCATCTGGAGTTTTCTTGAATGACGCTTTTGTTTCCAACGTTGGCAACCATCCCGTGCTATCTGGATTTCACAGAGGTGATTCAGACAGAACAATCGGTGGAGGTTCATTGTCTGAAAATGACACTTACTTTGAATCAAGCGGAAACGATCATTATCGATTGGCTCAATACCCAGTTGTCTCCAGTACAGGTTTTCAACTTTATGAAATACCGTTGGTTATACTGGATGATAATGTAAAGTTGGGTTTGTCTAGAGATTACAGTCTTAGTTCTTTCCTAGAAAATGTGTACCTTGATATATTCCCATTGCCAAGCGGTGCAGCTATTGGATACGCAGAATTGTGCGTTAGATATGCTCCTGCCAATGCCGTGAATTTATACGCTCAAGGTGGAGAGAAGTTTGGTAAAACACAGGATGGAAGATCTGAAGCGGCACTGTATCCTTCTGGTATGCAATCTTATGATAGCGTACTCAATGCTGGATCTGGATATGGGCCAATATCTAGAATACAAAACATTCCCCATGCTTATGGTTCGCCAAATACAATAAGAACCAACTACGCTCGAAGATGGAAAGGAATGGAAGGTCTGACAGAAGGGGATTTTCATCCCAATATGTTTGATTTTTCATTCTATAATCCATTGTTAGATTCTCCATTTAATTTTGGTTTTTATGATTTTGATGATAATGATGGTCATGCAATAAATCCACACAATAACACCGGAAATGGCGGTGTTTTACACACAACTTATGGTAATGGTAAATATAGATACAAGAATATTGGATGGAGATTCAACAATCACACATTATTTAACGATCAGCTATCTGGATATACCGGCTTGTATCAAACAACAGACTGGACATCTTTGAGCAATGGAGCGGCTAATTTCACAAGTGATCAGCTATACGGTCAGATCGCAGATGCTTTTAACAGTATAGTAAGAATTAGCGGACAAAACTCTTATATTGATTTTAATCATTCTTTAGATACTTCCGATGGATTTGTTTCTTATATTAAATTTACACCAGACGTAAATGTCAGCGGTGTTGGTTATAATTTATTTAATAGCGGAGTACTTGTGTCTAAATGGGGTCGCCACAATACTCATGGAGGAAGAGAATTAGAGTTTGCTGTATCTTACGAAAACGGTTATCTCTGCGGTTTAGCTCGCAGCACAACTGGAAATATTATTAAAATAACTGACACTGCTCATTATTCAGAATATCAATATCCACTTGCGGTTATTCTTACTTATAACGATAAGGGTTTGAGTGGATTAAAATTATATACAGACAACGAATTTGCTTATCCTTGGAATACATTGCGTGCTAGTTCTACTCCATTTGATATCTATGTCGGAGACAGCGATGTTATAGTAGGGTTTTCTACTGGTTCTGGCGTTGGTATGAATATGTTTGTTAGTGAGTTTGGCCTTGCATCTGGTTGTAAAATAGTTCAATCAGATCCAGATTTACAACTCAAAGAGACTAGCGCAGATGTATTTTTAGCAAATCAAAGAGTTAAACTATGGAATCCTTCTGAATCACACACAAATGATAGATTCACATTGTGGCAAAACGTTGACGAAGATACGTACAATGATTGGCACGTAGGTGACTTTAAGTATTGCCAATTTGACGCTTCGTTTGACTTCTTGACAAAACGCACAGGTCGTGATCTGATTTCCTTCAATTTGAAGAGCGACGGCGTTGGTTATTCCAACAAGACAAATATAACGCTTCCAACATCTATTGATAACACTGTCGCTTACCACACTCAGATAGAAAATGACTTTTTAAGATTTCATTTATCTGACGTTGTGGATAATTTTTACGCAGTCAACAGAAGAATAACCAAGAGCATACCAGTTGGATATAAATTTTCTGAACGAGCCCTCGTTGTAGAAACCATTGTTGAGCATAAATTTGGAGATGGAATAAAGTGGCCATCTTGCGAAACAATCGCTCCATCTGGTCCAAAGTTTATCGTTAGCTTGTACACAAAGAAACAAGACCCATATTGGACAACAGAAGAACCAAACTGGGGATTGGTAAACAGAAAAATCCATTACATCGAACCGTCTAGCTGTTTTGTTAAGTTAGAATCTACGTTTGATTATGAAGATCTGATTGATGAAACAGAGCCTTGGGCTGTATTCCCAAAAGAACCAAGGTTAAAAGATTTTTCAGAAAGATACTTCAAAGACGATGTAAATCAAATGTTCGTTCAATACGATCTGGTTTATCCTTCTGGACCAGCGTTTGAATCCAGAATAGATATGCACTCTTCTCATGTGAGAATGGTAGATGCTAATATTTTGGCACTGGGTTCTTCCGGTATATTCAATCTGAATGTTAGTGGAGCTTTTCCAGCTTCTAGCCAAATCAATCTTAGTATTGGCGGTTTCCCAAGAGAAACCAGCGGAATATTACCGTTGATAGTTCAGGTTCCTATACCTTATAATATATTCAACGAAGTGGATCATCCTTCTGGATTTTGCTTGAATGTAAGTGGAGCTTTTACTGAATTTAATTCATTAAATCTATTTATACCTCCTCAATCTGGATACAGCTATTTTAATTTAAATATCAGCGGAGAATTACCAACGTCGCTGAGTAGCGGCTTGTCTTTATCTATGCCTAAAGTTTTAGGTATGCTTGATACATCAGATGATGGAAACCCAAGCACATCTGTTGGTAGTTTCTTTGGTATGCCATTGACTCTGGTCAACATAGAGTTGGCAGGTAAACCAGAAGGTCCAGTATTAAATCTTAATCTATTCGCTTCTTCTGGAAACGTGGGCGTTTTATCTTCATTGCCATTGTTTTTACATAACCAGCAATTGAACAGACAAAAAGGCAGTGCCAGTGGAGTAATCGGATTGACCATAGTTGGTCATAATCAAGGGGTGTCTACACGACGTTCACACTCTATGCCTTTGTACATAAATGCTCCAAATGTTATAAATCAATCGATGCCTTTGTATGTTCATAGCCCTTTGGTAAGATCCTTGTTGAATGGATCTCTAAATTTTGTAACAGCAAACTATAGCTCTAACTTTGGATCTTCTTTGGCTGTATGGAACAGCAGTAGCTATGGATCTCCAATAGAACTTGCAGACAATCATGTTGCGTTTCTGCCTGCAAACAATGAAATCAGAGGTGTAGATTTAATAGGTTATGGATCATGCACAGGCGACAGCCCAAGCAAAGCTATAGATAAAGCCTTAGTGACTGACGGCGTTACGTGGAGACAAGAAACATGCAATGATGGAGGCATATTCAGAGCAAAGAATACGTACACAAACTCTGGAGCAATTAATTTTGAGGGTGGATTTGGATATAGCGGAAATTACTATGGAATAAGAAAGTTTGATCAGCTATTGCCATCGCTTGCTTACAAGACCACCGTGGTTATTAAAACTGGGTCTAATGAAGCTATTCCTGTTCCAAGAACATTCGAAGAATGGGAATACGGAATGTGTGGACCAGCTTGGTATCCAGACAATAGCGGTTGCTGCACTGAAGATTGTGATCAAAACATAGTATTCTCAGGAGTGAAGTTGATATCTGATTCTGGCAGAAACGTAAATGATAATTATGGGCAACAGGTGCGTGTCAGCAATGATCTGATGGCTATCTCTGCTCCCAACATTACAATCTCAGATTATTCACCTTACGACGCAGCCACAGTGAACGTATCTGGAGCTGGATCTGTATTCTTGTACAGAAGAGGTTCTGATCAAGCTGGCAAAAAGGCTGGATGGTCTTACTCTGAACAGTTGATGTTGCCATCTGGTTTTAGAAAAGATTACATACAAAGAACAGCACAAAATCTACTTACATTTGATCAATTCTCTATATCTGGAAACAAATGGCAGATTGGACAAGAGGGCAGAAAATTCGGAGAATCCTTAGATATTTGTTCCAGTGGTGAACGTGAGATTGTGGTTGTGGGTGCTCCAAGAGCCAAGTGGTCAAGAAGCTTCTCTGACATTGCTGTATCTGGCATTCCAACGGCAGGAATAATATTCACAGACTTGTTTGAATACGAAAAAGAAAAGCTGCAAAGTGTAGCTGCAACAGCTCAAAAATTTAATACACTATGGAAATATTTCTCTGCACCTTGGAACAGCGGACCAAACGAATGGTACGCTCAAATCAAACCTAAATTGATAGTGCTACAATTAACTTTTTCAAATAGAAATTATCCTGTTATACCAACCGATGAGTCTTCATGGTTTGTACACAAATATATTCCTAGATTGGATGATACAGAATTACTGTTTAATGTTGGATCAGGACTTTTAGGTGGATCAGGAGATTCTGTCAAATTCAGAGCTTCTGGAATACCAGTTGTATTCAACCAAATGCTCAGCGGAGTAAAGTCCGCTTTCTTCGAAGCGTTTCCTAGCGGTTCTACTGAATTCTCAGTGTATAGCGGTATACCAGCTATCATTGGTCTTTTCAAAGAGCAAACAGGATCTACTGCACGGGCGCTAAAATATAACGGCAACAATGGCGTAGTAGACATTTATGATGAGTTTGAAAAGTTTTATTTAGCTCACTCTTACGCGAGTGGAGTCAAAGATCTTGTTCAAAATATTGCGCAAAGTGGTCATCTGAACAAGATCGCTGGCAAGTCTGAAACATGGGATACCACTTGCAAGCAGTTGTTTGAAAATACATTCGATAGCGGAAGATTGTCCTCAGGATACACGAACACTACTTTAAACAGAAACTTTATAGCAAGTGGGGTTGGTCAAGAATGGGGCTCTACTCACGGATCTGTTGTCACAGAATTTCAAGTACCACCAGCTTCTGGCGGAAGAGTTTATATATTTGAAAAAGAAAGAAACACTTTCAATTGTATACAAGTCATTGTGTCTCCAAACGATAAGCTAGAATTTAATCTTTCCACGATGGATAGCTTGGGTTCGATATACGGAAAGACATACAACGATAGGTTTGGACACGCCGTTTCTATAAGTAAAAATGGAGAAGTTGTAGCAGTCGGTTCTCCGTGGAACGATAAAGCTTGTAATGTTTTTGAACGAAATGAACAAGAAGCCAAGAAGGTTTACGACAATGTTCGTAGCTGGTGTGTTTCTACGAACAAGCCACAAGCTGTCAGTCATTACGATTCTATAGCGTCTCAATCTGGACAAACTATAGCAAAAGTATCTACGTACGACTTTATGCAATCCTCAGAAAGATTTGAATATAGAAATGATATCAATTTCTGGGGAACTCTGCCAACTCCTTACAAAATGACATATCAGTATGGGCACAATGATATTCAATACCTAGGAACCAGACAGTTCTTGCCATCTACGTTCGCTTCAATGTCGAGGCTCGGATGGAGCTGTGCTGTAGACCAAGACGGAGAAACCGTAGCGTTCGGAGCACCCACAGACTGCTTCAATGAGTTTGAAGACACTAATGTTTGGGGTGATAATATTCTTTCTTGGGCTTCATACACAAACGCTGGAGCGGTGAGAGTATTCCAAAACAGAAAATATTATCCTCATGACAAAGTTGTTGAGTTTGGAAGGTTTGGCAATCTTGACAGATCTTCTCATCCTGAAGAAAGAGCTTTGGGTTATTATGATAATTCCAATTGGCCTTTGATCTTTGCTTCTGGGTCAAATGGCACGACTGGATATCAAGGTAAATCTTGGAGAAGAACTGGTTTCTCTGAAATAGAAATCCCCAGAGACGCTGGTCTTGCGTTTATTGTCACTCCAGAATTAGATGCCGCAAGTGATGAAATTATTCAAAACATCAAAGATTGGTTGTCTTTGGGTGATAGAAATCTTGTTGTTGTTGGCAACGACCCTGTGTGGGAAGAAGATGGATTGTATGAAGATTCAAATAAAATTGTAAACAAAATTCTGGAAAAATTAGGCTCCAGAATGAGAATACATCCTGCACGTAACGTTGAATATTCTGCTCAAGGATGCATTTCTCAACAAGATGTTTCTAACAATAAATACAATGCTACTCAATCTTTCTTGCCAGATAGATCAGCAGGAAGAACCATTGAGCATCATGGAGAATATTATATCAAGGGTGTTGGCGATATTCGAATAGATTTGTCTAGAGATAATCTTGATGAATTTTTTGAAAATCTCAATTGCCCAGAAGGAGCTACTTGTGGCGACGGTCCTGCTCCAATTATAAATTCAAAATGTGAATTTCCATTAAAAGGAATCTTAGGCGATTTACGAACCCAATGGAAAGAACAGTGCGTAAAAACAACTCCAAAGACTTGCAGCGTAGTGTCGTATTATAAAAACTGGCCTTTACAGTTTGAGAACTTTACTATAGATTGTGATAGCCCTCCTCAGCCATTGTTCAAAAAACGCAATGAAGAGCCTGTGCCAGTCTTGACGACCGCTGAACACTTGCCTCCAACTTCTTGGTACAATCCAGCTACATCTGGATTGATATGGGATACTTTTCAACCACAGGTTTATAAGGTAGACAAGCAGTTTGAAGAAAAGATATCTTTTGCGGCAAATAATATAAATGAACTTGCGTTCCATATAACAGAAAATGGACCCTCTGTTGTTAGTGGAAACTTTAACACATTTTATTATAACGGAGATATGTTCGACCCTGCTCTTGAAAATGGTCGTGACGGCTTGATGCAATCTGCTGGTAAAATTTTATCTGAAGCTGTAGATGTAACAGAAACGGTTTACCCAGATCAGATAGTAGCTCTCGTAGAGTCTGGAAGAAAACCAGATGGATCATTTAATAATTCTCGTATTTATGTCTTGGCTACGCAGTGGAGTGAAGATGATGCTAGTCGTGGCATTGGTAGTAGAATTAGTGACGCCACGTTGAATGACGATAAGAATACAGAGTTTTATATAAATATGATTCGTAAAGATTGCCTGTATGCTCCAAAGGGTCTGCAGATCAATGGCTTTACAGGAAGAACATCTCTCAGCAACGCATATTACTTGTCTGGTGATTCCATCGTTAATTATAAATTAGGGGTTGACTTAGACGCTACGTTTAGTCCTAATGGATTTTTCACAGAAAACAGTGAGATGAGAGATGTCAACGAATCTATAGACTTTGTGTGGTTGGCGTTTCCATCTGGAAAACCTTCCAGTGAAGATTTAACGACACTAAACAACTGGCTTGACTTTGGCAACAAGAAGATAATTCTAACTTACAGCGCTGTAAAAGATAGCACCGCCCAAGAAATATCTGACAATATCACATATCTTTGCAGTGGTCTGAGAATGACAAGCAAGCCAATGTACTTACCAAAACTTGGCAAGTATTACTTGTCAGACAAGTTGAGCGGATACACGCCAATCGACAACAAGCAATTGATAAACTATGCAACAGACAGCATCAGCGGTTGTGACGATGGGTATGCCTTCACACATCCTAATTACCAAGATTCTACAAGTCTTAGTGGAATAGATTTCAATACAAACACAGCTACGATCAGCGTTGCGTCTCAAAGTGAAGAGTTTTCATACGCAAGCAGAACAAACTTTGTGCCATTATCAGGAGGCCAAAATTTTGAAAGAATACTATCTTTCTTGCCTGAGATAAAGCAAACCTATAAAGTATATGGAGCTAAAAACACTTGGCAGATTAACGGTGCTGGCGCTGTTACTTTCCCTATTTTACCCGGATCTGGATACAGAGTATGGATAAATTGGGTGTCTGAGTCTCCAGATGAAAAATTTGGAATATGCGCGAATCACAGTGGAAATCTAATATTAGATAGACCAATAGGTTTGTTTTCTTCTGCTTGTGGAAACGTTGGAGAGCTAACCAAAACAACGACATATATTCCTCAGGAAACTATTTTTGAATTTAGAACAGAACCGAATAGCAATACTGATGAGTTTGGAATAACTTTTCAAACCAGTAAATGGTCTAGTTTTATCGATGTCAAAGAATTAGAAGGCATTGCATTGCCACCTAAAACCCCTAGGCTGATGTCGATATCCGGAGCGTTGCTTCCAATCATCACTGAGATCAACGCAATAACAACCAGCGGTTTGATAAACGATGGACCTCCAGTTCAATCCAACTTCCGGTACGTTGTGAATCCAGCCGCTAGCGGAGTAATTCCGGGTGTTTCTAGACCAGTCAAACACAAGAGTTCTATTTACTGTGATGAAAATAATTTCACAACAGATGAGTGTATTTCTGCGTCTGAAAACTGGGCTGAAGAATTGATAGAAGATGGACCAGTGATTGTGGCCGAAGAGTTTGAAAACTTCTCGTCATTCCAGAATGGCAAAAGAAGATCAAAAATTATCTTGATAGCAGACTCAACTTTGCTTCAAGGTCAATGCCCTCATTATAGATCCACGACTATAACTGGAAACCAAAGCTTTGTTAGAAATCTATATCCTCCGAGTCCAAACGATACTGGCGAAACCATTAATATTGGTAACGGTGCAGGCAGACTACAGTCAGGAGGGGTTTACGATGCTGCCCTTATAAAAGAAGGCAGAAACTGGGAACTTTCTCAGAAATTACGCGCTCCTGAACGAGGTTCTCCGGCTAAATACGCTGCGGTTAGTGGTCAGGCCATTGGAGCCACTTTGATTCCTTCTAGACTTTGGGGAGCAAATGGTGTCGCTGGTAATTTAAACAACTATTCTGACAACGAGGATACGTACGATCCCACAACTCTGTCTAGACCAGCAGAACTTAAAACTTCTGAAGAAATGGCACAAAGATCCAAAAGCTTCTTTAACGATGAAGTTATGACTAAATATGGAATGTACCCTAGATTCAGTGGAGACTTTTTGGATATTGTAAATTACAATGGAGGTATTTATACTGATTATGATATCCTGTTAGGATTAGATAAAAATTCAAACAGAAGCTTTATAGTTGATGCCGGTATAGGTGGTGGATTGAATGAGCTTATGAAGATAGCGAACGCAGACTATCTTGACTATGACTTATTCAATTCTGGATGTCCGGGAGATTTATTCGGATACTCTGTCGCTATAGACAATGGAAAAATTATAGTTGGAACACCATACAACGCATTTCATTCAGAAGGAGCTATAAGCGGTGTCAGTGGAATTGTTCAGTGGCATGAAATCAAAAACGATGCAACTAGATCTGGAATAAGAATAGGCGCAGATGGAGGCGCTGGAGCTGCATTTATATTCGAGAAAACAAACAATGGTAAAAATGTCATAGAAGAGTTTCTGCCTTGGGAGTTCAAACAAAAGGTAAAACCAAACAGCATAAATGTTGGTATATACGATTTCTCTCCAACTGCATCTCAGAAATTAACCAGTTTGAGAGGTCCACATCAAATAAACGACTCTTCATTTATATCAGAATACGCTCGCCGTGGAGATAGATTTGGATTTTCAGTTGATATAGCTTACGACATGGCCGTTGTGGGCGCTCCAAATCATTCGTTTGAAACTTTACACCACCATATTTACAGCGGCTCTACAGCCTTCCAGAGAAAGAGTTTTGACGCCAAGTTTGATATTCCAAAACATTCATTCTATGATTTAGCCGATTCAGGAATCAGGGTAAATACATTTGGCAACAACAGCGGAACAATGACCCTAAACAATGGGGCTGTTTATAACTATAGAAACGAAATGGTCAACTTCAATGAAAGAATACAAAGATGGACATTTGCTGAAAAGATGCTTGCAGTAGGTTACAAGTCTAGAGTTCAAACCGCATTAACAGCCGGAATATTGGCTGCTAGCGGTTCAGACAATGACAACTTTGGAGCCTCTGTTTGTATAGATAGGCCACTTAGAGGAGATAGTGATTATACATTGATTGCTGGTTCTCCAAATCACGATTGGCCTACAAGTGGAGATCATCCAACGAAAGGTTTAAACAATGCTGGAGCTGCTTATACCTTCGACTGCGTTTTAAGACAACAAATTCCTTCTATACAAAATAGCGGAGGTTGGATAGACGCTCATGTGTTTGGAAACAAACAAGAGTCTGGATCAACAGACAGAGTTGGAGTAAGGGTATACCAGAATTCATCTGGAAATTCATTAGAATATGTAGTTTCAGGCATAGTGTTCAGCAATAAAAATGGAGACATTTTCTTAGAAGCTTCTGGTTTTGACCCATCAACAAAGGGTTTTGTTGCTCATAGACCGTACATTGATAACATAAAGTTTGAACTGTTTCCGGGCACAGAAATCAACAATTCCTTCAACCTGATAACCTCCGGAAGACCAGTCTCTATGTCTGGAGACATGAACCTATCGTTGTTGGGGTCAGATCAAGCAAATGTGTATAATACATTAGGATTGTATAACTTTGGTGTTTCAGGGATCGCTAGCGGAGAGAACCCTTCTGGACTATCTCTGTTTATCTCTGCTCCAAGTGGGCAGAGTTCAGAATCCTTGAATTTATCACTGACGAGCACTCAGACAACGAATGCTCTTAATTTAAGAATAAGAGGATATTAATGCTAAAAGTTTACTACAGAAATGACATAAATCAAATTTGCACTGTACGTCCAACACCGTTGGTTCAAATCTCTGAGTCTATTCTAAAAAATAAAGAGGGAAATTTTGGGGTTACATATACTATTACCCTTACTGGTAGTTTACTTCCAAACGAAGGAACACCGTACGCATTAAATCCAGCTACAAATAGTCTGTTTGATTTTTTTACAAATCCTGCTCCTACAGGTATTGGTCCGTATGGACAGTTTGATATGGTTGGTACATTTGAACGATCACGACCACCCAAACAAAAAGTTAATAGACCAGAGTCTGCTATTTTCAGTAAACAGCGAGCTTTACGAGCTTTGTTTGCCCAAGATGGACAACAAGTACAGATAACAGATATTCTAGATGACGCAGCGGCTACAATAACTTGTTTTCCCAGAACTATTAGTGTTGACTTTACTGAAGGTCAATATATCACTAAGTGTGAGTATACGATAGTTTTAGAAGCTGATTATCTACTTAGAGGGGACGATCCAGACCAGTATGTAGACTATGAAGGCACATTTGTTAATGGAGATCTTCGAGCCACAGACACTAACATCTCTACCTTGCTCAGCAGTCAAGATACTGCGTTTATCGAAACTTACAGTGAAGACTGGGGTATCGAAGCAGACGATCAAACTGGTGAGTCTGTTGATAATCCCATAACTTATAGAATATCGCATTCATTAAGTGCTACAGGAAAAACTGTTTATGGGCCCGCTTCCACTGGCATAGATTACAATTATAATACATCTCCAACCGAAGCTCTTAATATTCCAGCTTGGGAACAAGCTAAAAGGTTTGTCCAGAAAAAACTAAGCGGTGGCGGAACTGGCATACAATATCCTAATATCATTGGTCAAATAGGCTCTGGTACTATCAATTTAGTAAATTCTTACGGTGGTTACAATCACGTAAGAACTGAGCAAATAAATGTCACTGAAGGTACATACTCAGTGTCAGAAAACTGGATATTGAGCAGTGGAAAAGCAAATGAAGTTTATAATTTATCTACATCCACATCCAACAGCGATCCTTTCATCACGGTCCAAATAGATGGAGCGATAAAGGGTTTGCGTAATTTTTCACCAGTTTATGGATCTGGACTTGGAAGTGCAAATTTTAACGCTGTCAGCGGAGCGTATGCAAACGCCCTGTCGAAATATAACGAAATATCAAACAGCGGAAGGTTTGGATTGATCAGTCCAATATACAAGCGTGCTAATAATTTAGTTGCAGTTGCCCTTAATTCTCAGCCAGTTTCCATGAGCTTGAGTTCAAATCAATACACTGGAGATATATCTTATAATCTTAGCTTCAACAACAGACCAACAAATATAATATCAGGGGTTATCGCTGAAAGCATTCAGGTTAATGATACTTATCCCGGAGATATTTTTGCAATTATTCCAGTTCTTGGCAGAGCCACTGGTCCAGTGCTACAATACATAGGCGGAAGAACAGAGTATAAAAGAGATGTTTCCATAAGCTTGACTATGGACTATACAAAAATAGCATATGGAGACAAAAGAAATACATTGATATTGAAAAAACCCAGTCTTGTTGAACCGACCGCTAGTCAAATAGCTGGATTAATAAACGAACTTAGTCCAAAGAATGAACCCGGAGTCAGAAAGTATTTCATATCTCCTCCTAGCGAAAGTTGGAATCCTAAAGAAGGCACTTATTCATTCAATATCTCTTGGACATATGAGTTGGATCGTTAATCATGACACATGCTTATAAACCTAAATGGTCAGATTTTTTTGACGCAGGGTTAGGGCCAAACCTTCCTTTGTCTTCACAGCAACAAACAACTCCAGTGTCTGGACTGTTGCCTTCTGGAGAATCAAACGGTTTTGACTTTACTCAATCCCACGGAATGAGATCAGAGGCACCGTATTTCAGAGGCTATGGGATAAATGTACCGTTTCCATATCCCAACGAACAAACAGAAGCGAAATATAAAGCCAGCGATATAAACAACTATTACAGTGACGCTTGGTGGGATGCTTCAGGAATATTAAAAACATATCCATCAGAAGATGGTGTTTTATTCGATCAGAATAGGCAAAATGGCATTTTTCATTATAGTCTTGAAAGAAGTAGATTTTCTAATGGCCAAGATGCAAGGTCTAATCAAATAGAGGATTTTACTATATTCAACGACTACATTCATCATGAACTAGTTCTTCCAGTGGGAGTAATATCAATACCATATATTTCTACCTTTAGAACTTCAGTCAATTGGAACCCATACGGATAATTTGGAGAGGATAAATGTCAAATTTAGATAATGCATATGGAATAATTCCACCTTCAGGTGAATACGGAAAAGATTGGCCCGTTCATTTTAATCTACCTCAAGGAGCCAGAGGAGGTATATCCACTGGAGGTTGGACCGCAGATAATCTCACTATTGGAAACTTTGGCAATGAAGGGTTTGTACAACAAACATTTCTTGGAGCTTCTATCATTGACTTTGATTTAAGCGCAGGGTTTGGATCTTCATCATCTACAATGAGCGTCAATTTAATAAATGACGAATTCAATAAATCAGACTCAACGACGTTGGGTTACGGAGACGATCCATACCATAACGGAGAATATGATACTTTCAGACCTCCCGTTGTTGGCACGCCAGTATTTTTTAAGTTTGGAAAAAACCCAGCAACAATAGATCAGGCTTTCCGTCAAACGTACGATGATCTGTATGGCATAGAAACCCTTCCTCCAAAAATAGCCAATAATGCTTGGGGCGTTCCATTTCCTACGTCGAATTGGAATCCAGATGATTTCTACGAATTGGAACCATACCATTTTGTTGACCGTCAAGCGAGACTCATTCAAAACAGAAGTGCTTTATGGGACATAAACACATACTGGCGAGGACGTTCTCACTTTAATTTTGGTGGGATACTGCAAAGCTACACTCAAAATAAAGGCAACGGTGGCAAGCCAACGTATGCGGTTCAACTCACAGATCCTAGGGAAATTCTATCCAATGTAGCGGTTCTATTAAACGACTACCAAGGAACAACGTTCAACAATAAAAACCTTATAAATGTCTATGGGTTTTTAGAATATGACCCATCAGTTCAATTGCTGACAAGATTTTCAAGAGAAGGCGAAGCTGGAATTATCACTAAGATTGTTGATAATTCTGGAAGAGTAGATTATGTTGGGGTTTTATCTAATTGGAATGATGTTACTGGTTGGGAAAAGATTAACAGTTCTGGTAACATATCTCAAGTTACACCTTCACAGAGACAATGGGTTTCATCTGATGGATCGTTGACAACTGAGATAAACTCTAAGCCAGTTCTCTTGAAGGATGAATACTTTTTTGAAGTAAACAATTCTATTGTCGACCCAGAAAATCTACCTAGATTTTTCCCAATCACTGGTCAAGGTTTCTCAAGAAGAAGCGACAAAGGAATGCCATTTTATCGCATTTCTCAAGCGTTGTCGGCACTGTTTCAATACAATGGGTTCATGCCACAAGAATATGTTCAAGCTGGTTTTGGAGGATCAATAAATTTTAGAGGATTTAATTATGTGGTTGATTTTGGTGGAATACCCACAGAAAAAATCCCACTATTGTATTACATGGATTTTAGTCAAATAGACTTGCTGAGCCTAGCTCAAGAGTTATGCGATATCATTAGTCATGAGCTATACGTAACATTGCTTCCGGTTATAGATCATCCATCATGTGAATTTTTATATAATTATAACAAGAACCAGATATCTCAAGGAAAATCCGCAAATATTATAACAGGAATAATAAGACTAGATGCTATAGACAAAACAAAGCAGCCAAAATATGGCGCTATAAAATCATACTTAGATAATTTAGAGTCAAGAGGCATCAACGTCGAAAACCAAGATGTTGGTTATGAATTGTCCAACGTTGTTACCGACAAGTTTGTTGTTGGTGCCCAAGAGGTCGAAACATATTTCTTTTCCACTGAACGTGACAGAGACACTCTTTGGACTTCAAATCAAGCGAATAATACCGCCAATATAACTTGGCTTCAACAATTCCAATGGGATCTCAGAGTCCAAGAACAACAGCAACTTTTGCCGTATTATGGTATGATTGGAAACAAAGCTATATCAATACCAAGAGGCTTTGGTTCTTACCAACAGATTTTACTGGACGCCACATCTCTAAATGCTCATGGGGTTGGAAGCTATTACGTGGCGACAGAGATGGAGCTACGAGCAGCTTTAATCTCATATGAAAAATGGAAAGATTTTTTATTATCATACAACGATACTTATATTGAAGATATTTCAGAGCACCGAGCTTTTTTAAGCACTCTGTCTGCTGGATCAGAAGCGATTCAAGCTCAATCGTTTGCAAAAATTACTGAAGCTGTCGGAAATTTACAAAATGGTGTATCAAAAGATGAAATCAGCATTGCTATAGATGCTTTGAAAGGCAGGCAATATGCAGTCACAGTTCCAAGATGCGTTTGGCATTCTGACAAACCTGTCGTTACTGAAGATGGATATCCAGCTAGTCCGTGCTCTCCTCCTTTTGGTTATCCTCTTTATTACAGAAGAGCCACCAGCATTGGAATACTTGAAGCTGGAATCAGTAGCCTTGTGAATGCAAAAACTAGATTGATAAAAGATACAGAACATCTACAAAAAGGACTTGAAAGTGTTGAAGCTCCGATGCTGCAATTGCCGAGAGCTATAGATCATGTAGCTTATTTAAAATCTGCTTTAGATAAACTTGGTCCTGCTGATGACAAAGAAAGGAAAGCATTAACAGAAGAAATTTCAAAGGCTGAACAAACCATACAGAACTATAAGCTATTACAATATAGATTAAAAGCGGCTGGAGAAACAGTAGCTTATGTTCAAAATATAGGAAATGGCCCTTTGGGAAAATTCTTATTTAATATCGAAAAAACAGCCAAGAAACATGAAGAAAACGCGAAAAAAGTATATGAATTTGTAAAAGCGATAGCAGATGAATGTCTTGGTAAAAAGTTTTTGGTTAGACTTCCAAAGTCATGCAACCTTGGCTATTCATCAACGATCTCTACTTTCACTGGAACAACTACGTTCAATGTTAAAAACGGCCCTTTTGGATTTCCTCCGAAACCCATTTCTTCAGACCCCGCTGCTATCGGAGGAGTTTATTATGATATCAATAGACTTTCTGGCAATATAGGATCTAGACTGATGGAATTGAACGAACTGTTAAACAGCGATCCCTCAAACTTGTGGTATCCTTATTTACAGGATTATGTTTCAGATGAAGATCTATCTCAAAGACGTGGAGCTTCTGCTTCTTATAATTTTGGAGCCTTGAAAGGTAATTTTAATCCATTCAGTGAAGCTTGGGAATGGAATTATAAACCAGAATCACAAGGCGGTTTTTTTGGATTCAATGTATTTGGAGTCAATATATCTGCATTGCAAGCCCTGAAAAACGGCGTTCCTTGGAGTGCTCTGCCTCCGGCTATTCAGCAAGGTTTGTGTCCAGTTGATACTACGAATCTACTCAGCGAAACTAGTCGTGTTCAACCCTATGTGAGGTTTAATCACAGTGAATTGTTAGACTTTACTGGGGTTAGCAGTGACAGCATTGTTCAGCAGGTTGTTGCTCAAGGTGGTCAATTTATTGCAGATGTTGTACAAGAATTGCCAAACCACAATATAGATCAAAAAACAAGGTTTGAAGGTTTAGCGGCCACAGAAGCAGATCGCAATAAAAAAATACTACAACCGCCATCAATGGCTTTTGTCAAGTGTAGCCTTGAAGAAAAGCTATACATGCCTCCGAGACTCAAAGATTATTCGTTGACTCAATTCGCAAGAAACTATTCGTTTAACTTGTCTATTCCGGAACCAAAATTCGTAGAAAGCGTTGATGCTAACGGATGCAGGGCGTCTAAATATATTTTTGAAGAAATCGTTCCATTGTTTTCCCTTCCTAAAGACGGGGGTGTGGATGGTACAGCTTCTCCTTGGGTTGATTTTAGCAGAACCTACAATGCAGATTTAGACAGTTGGATCATCGACACAGACACAGCACAATTAGACGACGAGCATGTGTATGCCTTGATCACTCTTCCCGGAAGAATAAAAAGCTCAGTAGACACAAGATGGAATGATGGTCAAAATCAAACCTATCAAGCAGCGCAGCTTAAACATCTGATGACACAAGATACTGTACAAATTCCGGAATTTAATTTCCCAGCAATTCCAGTTCCGGGACCACCAAATTTAAGATGTGGCGCTCCACCATTGTCTATACCAACTGGTCTTTCGGACTATTCTGCGAAACAGGCACAAGCAATTGGTAGGGCAAAAGATTATAATTTAGTTAATTTCGACACAGTGACTGGTATATTTGGATTAGATGAGGGTGAAATAGCATTTATACCCGGAAAAGTATCAGATTGGCTTAATTTATCGTTGGGAGAAATTTCATCAGCAAGATCAATTGCTAAAAAAATAGTAAAAGGAAGCATAGCAAACAATCCCAGTACTGCTATTAATTATATTCAACCGTCACCAGTTTATCCAGACTTGATAGCTTTACCGTTGATGTCTATGGAGAGATGTTATGGTCCGTGGATGTCAGCGAGCCAATTAAACCCAGAAGGGGATTCAAGAATTAAATATTCTGATATTGGCGGCAAGGTAGAATTTATCAAGAATGAAAACTTAGCTCCTTGGAACTATGCTGGTTATCAATTGATGAACGAGGCAGGTTCTTTAGAAGCTCAGTTTTCAAACAGTTTACTTTTGTTTAGTGAACGAGGAGGTTTTGTTTTTCCTGACGCTCCAACAGGTATAGCGTTAGCAAAAGCCTTACAAGCAGAAGGGCCGTTGATAACGTCTATAGGAATAAATGTTTCTCAAGGAGGAGTAAAAACGACCGTCAAGTTGGATTTATACACAGCTCAATGGGGAAAATTAGCGAAACAAAAAGAGATGGCAATAAGTCAAATGGCCAGAGAAAGACAAAAACTCAGAGATGAACAAAACAGCGCCATAAGAAGAGGCTTAGGAAAACGCGCAACTAGCGCAGATTTGGTGAACACTGTGATGAACGGTGGAGGAAAACAAATAATGGACTTGGTAAACAGTGTGACAAATCAAATTGAATCAAATAGGCAGTTTGGTGAAGAAATAAAAGAAGGAGTTGTAGCAGTTGGAAAAGATACAGGTGTTTCTTATTCTTCAGCGGCAGCGATAGCAAAGATACCCGGCTATGGTACTCAGCAGGTTTTAAATTCAACAGCAGTATCATCTATGGGCGATGTACTTCAAGCCTATGCACAGGGACCAAACGCATCTTTGCCGTCAATGGAAATTCAACAAAACTTTTCTGACTTAAATTTTCTATAATGTAACGATGGACTCAAAAGGAGGAACATATGATACAGCAAAATAAAGGTGATATTCATTTATTTACTACAAATCACCCTTGGTTTTTAGAAATAGGACTCAGTAGTTTCACAACGGGCACGCTCATCGATTGGTGGAATCAAAAAACCGCTGATGGTAGATATCTCAACAGAAGACATATAAACCAACCAGCAACCTTGTCGGACCCTTTAGATAATCCAGCCAACGGCTTAGATAAACTTTTAGGTATAACTATAGGTACTGAATTTTTCTGGGATGGATGGAAACCAAACAGAGAAATACCAAATGCTGGAAGATTTAAAAAACAGAATTTAAGAGGAGCTTCAGGTAACGATGGAGGACTACCTGCCGATAAATGGGAATATAAAGGAAAAAATATAAATAATGCATTGAAAATGACTGAATTAAAAGATGAAGATATATTGTATGCGATGGATTTAAGTGGAAACACTTTAGTGCCGCATGTCAAAGTTTCGGACGGCAGCGATAATGACCCATCTACACTTTTAAAAGTCATAAATCCGTTATATGGTTTGATTCAATTAAACAAATGGATGGTTATGTATCAGAATTATTTTCCAAGAAAACTATGGGACAATAGTTTTATAAATCTCATTCCAGACTGGGCACTGCTCACTGAAATAAAATGTAGCAAGGCAGGTCCATACCTTCAATGGAGCGGACCTGTAACCTTTTATGTTGACAATGGCGTTTTCGATAAATGCAGCATAACGGAAAATGTATTTTTCAAGCTTTATCTTGGCAATGAGTCAATGATGAAATCTGGAAACAACGCTATTACCATTAAAAATTTAACTATCGTCGGTCCAAAGGTTAATGCAATTGGAGTTACTCCAGACGGCAATGGTGACAGGTCCATTCCAAACCCAAACGACACCAGCTCTCAGACCGCTGCTCCCCTAGACGTTCAAATCAATCCAGTCACAGGAAAATGGCAAAGTGGAAATAAAAACATTTTAGCTAGATTAACAACACGTTTAGATAAAGCTCCCAATGGACCATCTAATGCGCATCTAGCAGTCAATGACATTGCTGGAGATTTTGCAGATGAAAAAAATACGTATTCATTTACACCTTCCAGTGGTCTTGCGATGCCTATTACCTCTCAAAACTTGGGGGGATTACAATTGGCTCCTACTTACGAAATGACAAGAGAAGCTAGATGCTCATCAACGGCAGCTACAGAGGAGAAAAACAAAAAAATAACAGTAACAGTATACAATTTCAATCCTGTAAGAGAATATAAGGATGGAGAAACGGTTCTGCTTACAGAAATGGATGGGAGATGGTATGTTAGTTCATTGGGTGAAGCAAACGCCGCGACAACAGATGTGGCGAAAACTTCTGTTGGAAAATGGGGTGCTTTTACATACATGGCAACATCCAGTGAGTTTTTCTTTAAAGCAAAAAAAGCTGATGCTACTCCGGTAAGTGTAACGCCAAGAAGTGCAGAATTAAATTTTCATAAATTGTATTATAAAAGCAGGCTCTCCCCTGATTACGGTCTTAACTATAATATAGACTATGGAGCCTCTGGAGGGTATGATTCTGCACCTTTCAATACCTTAACTCATGAACAGTGGTTCGACGATCCGGGATGGTTTCAAACAACATCTTTTGATTATCTAGATAGTCAAATTTTTGGAATCAGAAATAAAAATGGCAGTCTAGGTCCAAACGGAGATAAATGTTCTATTTCAAGCACTTCTGCGACCATAAATGCTGCTGGCAACTCTATTTTCAACAGTGATCCTGCAAGTAGAAATTCTGCTCATACTGGTACATTTTTTGGATGCGTATTTCCAGCAGGATATAATGGAACCGAAGTTTATGACCAAGCGGAAGGAGTTAGAGCTTGGACAGTTGGTTCTCAAGTCAAAGGATCATTAGATGCAGCTAATTATTTTACAACCAAGAACATCAATATAAACCCATTTGATCCTAATCCAGCTAGAAACAATTCTAATGCGAAATGTCAAGCCACAGAAGGAGGAAACTTTAGAAATCCTCCTACAGACGGCGACGGAGGCGGTAACAAATGGGCAAGAGGAACCTCGACACCTGACGCTAGCTTGTTTTTCTTGGGTGTTAATGAAGGAAGAAAAACAATACCAGCAGATGTTATGTTGAATGCATCACCAAATGGGGTATATGGTAGCCCAATAAAGCCAATTGGTCTTTTTAATTTCATGAATAAGAAAGTTGATCATACAACAGTGAATATTGTCAACTTGGTTACTGGAGGAGTTTGGTTAAATAAAGCTCCAACCACAGACACACCACCGGCAAATCCAAATGATAGTGCGTTTGATTTTCCTCCAAAGCAAAATGATAATTTAATGTTTAGACCCTTGAAACTGGAAGCATATCTTCAGTTTGGGTTGCCCCAAACGTTTATTACATATGGAAGTGAAATCGGCTTTGCCGCAAATCTATATATGGGTAGTGTTCAAAGAGAAGTGGGTGGTTTTTATGCCGAAGCAGCCAGAACTCAAGTAGATAAAACCTTTCCTATATCATATTTTGCCGCAGAGCGTGAAAAAGATAATTGTCTTTCTAATCGTGTGGCCCCAGAAGTTGGCGCAGCTTTAAAATGGGGTGGTTGGGTTCCAAATCCACCAACTTCGCGTAAAACAAGCTATGGTAGTAGACTTCACAAAGCAGGATATTGGAATACATCGCTTGGTGGTGGAGGAATGAATTGGACAACCAAACTGAGAGGTGCTTATCAGACAGATCCAGAATCCAATTGGGAGGGTGCTGCAGCATTTGGAGTTATAACAACAAGCACTAAAGTTAAAGCAAACGAATCGATAAAATTTACAACCTCAAATTTATACGGAATGTCTGCCGCAGGCGGACCCGGTCCAATCCAGACTTCTTTTGGATTATTACCACAAGATCAAGAAAAGACTTGGGGGGTTAGTAATTTCGTGGACAGTTACAAGCAGGCTCATATCATAGATTTGAGTGTGAGGATCTATCAAGGTCACGACTCTTCGTCCACTGTGTATGACCCAAGATACTTTGCTGTTCACCATTTTAATCCGGGTGTAGAATCTCTTGACAATGAGGACAGAAATCCGTTATCAGTAAATTTTAACAATTTAAAAACAAATTTTGGAGCAAACGGCGTAGATTTAGATAGTGTAACCTATACTTATGAAGAAGCTAGCGGTGTGGACATTAAAATTCCTTCTAGATATCAAGATGCTCATACAGAGGGATCTACAAAAGAACCAGTAACATTGCTTACTGGAACTTTTGTTTTTGAAGATGCAACGTATGATTATGATTCAAAAAAACCACCAATCATGTCATCGCAATACTGGAATTTAGAAAAACAAAGAACAGGGAAATTATTACCTTACCGTTATGAATTCTTGACAATGACTATTCCAGCGGACATTGGAGAGACTATAGTTATTGATCGCATAGTTGATGAAGTTGTTTCTGTTGATCTAGTTACTAGAAATGTTCGAGATAAATTAATTGTAACAAATCGTGGTGTCGGTTATAATGCTGGAGATACTGTTGGTATTCAGGCATTAAACATAGAGTTAAAAGTACTAACTACTGCCCCAAATGGGTCAATATTAACTTTACTAGTATTAAATAACGGGGAAAATCTTCCATTATCATTTTGTATGCCTAATTCGATTACAATCGGAAGTTTAAAACCTAAGCATAAAGTAACAACAATCGCACTGATAGCGGGTTCTACAGGAAAAGATTTTGATGCATATTTTGTATGCGCTGAGGTGAGAAAAAAAACAAAGTGTGATCCCAAGCCATTTCTCATAAAGCAAGGTGGAAACGAAATTGTTAGAATTGCAGCAAATTTTGCTGGTCCAACTCACAAAGAGACGGGTAGGTCAACAGAAGCTGAGGCAGAATCTTATATAAACCAACCCGGCGAAGCTACATTTGATTTAAGTGTTGGAAATGTAAAATCAGCAGATTCAACCTATGACATATTTTTCCATTTTCATAACGATATCACCATGACTTGGTTGGCTTGTGGGGCAGTACAAGGTGAAAATGGACAGCCCCATGGAGACTCTAAGAATCCCGCAGAATCTGAAGAGCAACACGTCACAATAGAAAGTATTAAGTTAACATAAACGATATTTTTGTGTATAATAGTGTATAAATCCAATCTTTAAAAGGGAGATTATAATGGCAACAATTACATTTCATGCTAACAATGAGAATATTTACCATGAAGGCACTGGGAATCAGCCAGACTTGATCGGAAGCACTGGTGGATCTGGTTTGGGCTTTTTTGGTGGTGGTTTTGGTATTTCTGTGCCTGTGGGTCAGTACCAAGACGCTACATACGTCACGAATGCGAACGGAACGGCTTCTGGCATCAAGTGTTCCAACGTTAAATACAATACGGATACCACAGCTTATATTCAGGGCGAAGGAGTAACAACTCCCACTTCTGGCATTCCAAACATAGCTGCTCCGCTCAATATCCGTTTTGAACACACGGAAGGGGTTCGAGTACAAAATTGTAAGCTGAGAATCTTTGACAGACAAGATATCAGCAAACATGCCAGCGGCGTTGTCACTCAGGTTTACGAAATAAGACACCCAAATCCAGTTATTGGTACTGATGTTGCAAATGGCGTTGCTCCTCTTAAGTTCAGAGGCGTGGCACTGGACAATGAATGGACACAATTTTCTGCTGGTTTTGCTATGGCAGATCTTCCACTCACTTCTGGTCCCGGTCCTAGTGGTTTGAACACAAGCTCTGACGACACCATTGCGGCCATAGGGACGAACGGTTATACCAACTGGATCTCTAAGTCTGGAGAGGCTTGCAGGTCAAAAAGACACGACTGGTATCTTGCTTTGAGCGCTTCTCCGGGAAGCATAGGCAGCAAAACGGATTTTGGTCTTTATTTCACTTTAGAATATTTGTGATATAAAACGCTACATATCAAAAATTAAGGGGTGGCTTTTGGCCACCCCTTTTTATTTAGACGCCAACCAGCGTCTTATTCGTTTTGTTCAGTCTTGGGATTCCACTTTACCCAACCTGCATCGGGAAGCCAGTTTTCCCCTTCCTTGCGCTTTGGAAACAATCCTCCACCCTTCTTGTGAGATCCAAAGGATAGTCGAGAGGCACACTTGTGGCAACGCTTCTCGTAATAAAGATTGTCGTCAACATTTCTCACCACGTAACGAACATCTGTAGAATGACATTTTCCACATCCAGCTTCTTCAAACACTTCTTGGAATCTGGACAATTGCTCGAATAGCTCTCTTTGAGATTCTCCTTCGAGTTCCACGTTTAGTCTACCATCACCAGTTTGATATCTTACCTTCATCAGTTCCTCCAGTCGGATTCATAAGCAGTTATAGAGCTTGGAATTGAATCCTTGTTTTGTTGAAATTCATTAAGCTTGTTGATTGCAGTGCTTGCCTGCCCCTTGTTTACACTACGTTTTACGTTGAGATCAAAAACCTCCTTAAAGAATTTAATAACGTTTAAATCCAATTGCTTGCACTTGACATCAACAAAGTTCGCCTGTGAATCAGTCATTCTTTGTGAGTTGTCGTACTCGCCTTCAGTTGTGACGCTTTTAGTTTGACTAATACTACGAGTGATACCAGCGGTATTCTTCTTTGTCATTTCTTCTGCCGCTACAATCTTTAGCCTGAGGGCTTTTCTCAAAGCTCTGCCTTCCGCTCGTGTAGCTGCTGTAGCCGTGTTGAAGACGCAGAAGGCATCGTCCGTGTTTCCTTCCCAGCAATCGGCCACATCGCTAAACAAAGAGCCATCAATAAACACGACCTCCCAAACCACAGTTGCTCTTCCGATTTGATCGCCAGAAGCAGGAGGAAAAACTTGAGTTGGTCTGCTGCTGACGATTCTTCCGAGCAACAGCTCTGCAACCCTTCTCAATCCAGAGCACAAAGGTCTTCCTTCATACAATTCTGTTGGATCGAAAAGCTTCATAACATAATCACTCCACTGTGGATCTGTCATTTCTGGTCCATCCATCATAAACCTGTCCTTTACGCTAGTGTCAACATTCTGTGGTGTTTGTAAAAAAACGTCCTCAAATAAATCTTTTTCTTTGTCCAACATTATTCAACCTCAATAAAACGTTTAGATCTTGGCGGAAACTGATCCTTGATTTTTAAAACCTCTTCGAGAAGAGACTTCAATATTTCTTGTCGTTTGGCCAAAGATTCCTGTCCCAGTGATTTTACTCGTATCACTACATATCCTTTGCTCAACAGTGCTCCGCTCTTTCGAAGGTCAGCATTCACTTGCTTTTGAAGCTTTTCTTCGCCCCAGATTGGCAAAAAGTGGCTCGGCCCATCCACCTCTATGATAGTCTTCAATTCCTGAATATACAAATCAATTTCCAAGTTTTCAGCGGGAATAATCATTTGGTGCAATTTAATTGAAAAACCCGCCATCATCAATCTTTCAGCAATGAACTTCTCAAGCTTAGAGCCTTCTGTGGCTGCATTTCTGATTGCTGCAATACCTTTGGATCGCATATTTTCCTTGGCTTCATCAGACATGTTTTTCCAATTGTCTTTTGCTTGATTGATTCTCTTTTCCCTTTGGTTTTCACTCATTTCTTCCCAATAATTAACAAGACTTTTACTGATCGCTATTTTCTCGGCTTCAGTTCTTTTCTTGCCTTCTGTTGGATGAGCACTGCGACCGTTTCCTAAAGCGGTCTTTTGAGCTTCACTTTTATCCTTTAATTGATATCCGTGACGAATCAGGGTTCTTCTTATTTTATTTGGATATGTGTTAAGCTGTACGGCTATTTCATAAGTACTTTGATTTGCATTGTTGTACAAATCTATAATTTTTTGATCAAGATCATTCATTGAAAACCTCGCTCAGTGTAGGCACTGACCATTCTTGCATCAAGATTGGTTTTACTCCTGTTAGTCTATAAAAAGTGTTTTGATCAACCTCGTTGTCCACCAAAACTTTATAAGATTTTGATATACTAACAAAGTCGAAGATATTGTTTTCAACAGGATCGCTTGAGCTAAAAAGATATGCGACCTTGATAGCGTTGACGATAGAAACCGCTTTTCTTAAATTCTCTACAGACGTGCAGATCAAATTACCCTTGAAGCTCCAGATATCTGCTCCATCAAACATACCAAACTTTGGATTCACTGGATTGAAGCCAACGTCATTGAAGAAAACGCTTGCGTCTCGTAAAGCATGATCACCAATAGCTTCATTTAGAAACTTATAGATCTTGGTGTTTTGTGGAGTTCCGCAATTGTTCTGAATAAAAAAGCCTAAGTTCATCTTTGTTCTCCCAAGAACCATTGAATGGTTTGTTTTAATCCGGTTTGAAAATCAGTTTTAGCTTTAAAGCCCAATAGCTTTTCAGCACGGGTCGTATCTAAGCATCTTCTTGGTTGACCATCGGGTTTCGTAGAATCAAAAATGATCGAACCATTAAAATTCATTTGAAGGGCAATTTCTTCGGCAAGGTCCAAGATCCTTATTTCTTTTCCAGTTCCAATATTTATTGGTTCTGGTCCGACATCGCTTTCGATAGCCAGCTTGATAGCTTCAGCACAATCTGGAGCATATAAAAATTCTCTTGACGCTTTGCCACTTCCCCATACGGTGACATCATGATTGTTTTTTATTGCCTCGTGAAATTTGAGTATCAGGGCTGGAATGACATGAGCACTTGTTAGATTAAAATGGTCGTGCGGCCCGTACATGTTCACAGGCACAAGGTTCACAACGTCCATATTGTATTGCTGATGGTAAGTTTCGCCAAGCTTCATGAGTGTCTTTTTGGCGATTCCGTAGGGAGCATTTGTTTCTTCAGGATATCCATTCCACAGTTCTGATTCTTGAAAAGGAACAGGGGTGTATTTTGGGTATGCACAAACCGTTCCAAGCATAACGAACTTTAATGGAGTATGCAACGCTTGGTAAACCCTAGCTTGTTCGAGCATGTTCATGCCCATAGCTAGATTATCATACATGAACTTTCCGGGGTTCTGCTGATTCGCCAGAATGCCTCCTACGCTTCCGGCAGCGTGAATGATGACATTTGGCGCATAATACTCTATAGCTCTTCTGCAAGCCTCTCCGCAACGCAGATCGTACATTTTGCTAGACAGTGCCACAACATCGTAATGTTTATCGTTTTGAAAATATCTTTGCAGATTTTTTCCTAAGAATCCAGTACCACCAGTCAATAAAACTTTCATTTAGAGTTCTCCATTATATCTAATATCTGCTTTGCTCTATTTTTATACGTATGATTTTTGCTTGCTAGATCATATCCAGCATTTGCTATGCTCTTCAGAAGATCTTCATTCTTTATCAAGATTTTAGCCTTTTCAATCATTTCGTGCATATTGTTATAAATGACGCAATTAACACAGTCTTTAAAACCCAACTGTTCGTAACCTGAATGTTGAGATGTCAACAAAGCTGTTTTACACCCCATAGTTTCAAAGTTTCTATAATTTATGTCGAAACTAATATTTGCATTCCAGTGAACTTTGTATGAGTTTATAGCACTTACCATAGCATCGCCAATAACAAACTCATCAAAACGAAAATCTTTGAAATTAGCCTTCATGATATCTATTTTACTTTGTCTGTTCGCTACATTTCCGCAAAAACCTATTTCATGTTTTTTTTCAACACTCAAAGGTTTAATGATTGTATCGTCATAACAATTTGGAAGCCATACTCCAAGGTTTGGAGATGCGTGAAGCACCATGTCAAAGTTGTTTCTGTCTGCCAATGCTTCGTATACTTCAGGACTTTTACAGTGAGCATCGATTGCCCATATGAATTTTTTAGCTTTAACACTGCTTAAATCTGGCATCCAGTCCCAGTTTTCAATAGAGAAGATAAGGTCATAAGACTCCCAATCTGGCTCCGTATCATAGTTATCGTGGCCCTTACCCCAAACATCCGAATCGACTCCGTTAGACTTAAAGCCACGCTGTAAACAAAAGCACTCCCGATAGTTACGGTTCTCGTCATGATGACCGTTCTCTTGGATTATTAAAACTCTCATGACCCCTCTTCGTTTTTTAAAACTAGTAGCCCACAATTGTTTGAAAACCGTTCTAGCTCTACCCATTGAGGATTCTTATCTACGAATTCATTGATTGCTATATTAATTTCTGGAAACAAGACGACATCGTGGAAGATGATAAATTTATCTACTTTGTTCCCCCAATGATTTAATTCCGCCGCTACCATTTCAGATGTATGAATAGTATCTACAAACAACAAGTCGAAACTGTCGCATTCAATTTCGGCAGTTCTAGAATCCCCCTGAATAAACTTATAATCAATTCCTTGATCGTTCGCCTCTTTTAGGATATTCTCAAAATTTAAATTAGCTTGATTTTCCCACTTGTCCGAGTCTGGTCTCTCTATATCAATGCTCCATAATCTATCTGGCTTTGCGGCTAGAAAAGCGTATGTTGACACCATCCACCTCGTACCTAACTCTACAATAGAATTAGACATCTCTCCATACTTATAGAGCGTTGGTAGATGCTCATTGATGTCAGAACTTATTTCTTTAATTTCATTGAAAGTTCTTAAAAAATTCATTATTACTTATTCCCTATATCTAAAGACATTTGATGACACTTATAAATAAGTGCGTGGTTTATGGTGTGACAAAAATAATAGTGATAGCAGTTGGGGTCAAATTCTCTCTCAATGTCTGATTCTGATCTGCAATCCTTGCGGATCGCGTTCTTGTCTAGCTCAATACCTCTGACATTTATCAAGTGCTGTCCAATTGAAACATCGTCCATCAGCACGTTTCCGTTATACTCTAGCTTACTCTGGTCTTCTACCAGAATCTCAACTACATCTCTGCTCATCAAGATGCACGATCCGCTTGCGTACCATATATTCGCATGGTATCCGTTTATCCCTCCGTAATATGCGTGTCGAGGCTTGTCCTCAAGGAACTCACTCAAGAGTTTCAAGTTGATGTAGCTTCCGCAGTTTGGCCGAAACAGATAATCAAACTCAAAATTATTGAGTAGACACTCCATTCCCTTGATCGTTTTCTTTAGGAGGTTGTCTCGGGCGTCTGGGGTGTTGACGAAAATAGTCGAGTCTTCTCGCCTCAAGTGGTAGGAGTCAGGTGCCTCATTTTGTATGTTCATTCTCTTAGAATGTCCATATACACCAAAGACGCTATCATCTGCCCAAGTATCCCTGCACGCTGTTGCCATATCTGAGTAACTTCTAATACCTTCCTGATTGTCTGACACCAGCATTAAGCCTAAAATTTTCAAAATTAAGGACTCCCATGTTAATTGTGATTGGTCTACAAGGTTTTTTCTAAAAATGCAGATACCAATTTTGCATCAGCAGCATCTCTAAAAAACGCACTAGTCCAAGGATTAAGGGTTTTATAATCTAGCCTAGTCCATGATTTGGGCATATCTATATTCTCCCAACCGTATTCGGGCGTTTCCGTGTCGTGAGTTACGACCGCCCTCTTTGCAAGCTGAAAAGACTGGTTGATACATTGAGGTCTACTCTGTCCGTGTCCGTCCACAAAGATGAGATCGAAGTCTCTACCTAAGCTTTTAAGGCGATCAATAGCGAAATGTGGCCCAATTAGACATTCAAGTGTAAAGTGCTTGTTCTCTCTCTCTAAACTTTTCACTTTTTCATACCACTCCTCACTCTGCATTTCAATGCTAAAAACTTCTTTGCACTTTTCTAAGAAGTTTGGTGTACTTCCAAATCCACACCCAAATTCAAAAACACTATTAATATTTAGTGCCCCAATGATAGCATTTATCAATGGCTTGTGAGTTTCATATACGTTCATCTGTTTCTCCTAAGTATTTTGTGACTGGCTTGTACCAGCTTTCTATAAATGGTCTAGGTCCATGTATCTCAAAGTAATCATCTAGATTTATGTCTTCTAAAGATGAATGTTTTGCCCTACAGATCCGCCCGTAAACTGTATAACCTCCATCTGGATGTTGCTTAAACTTACCTCCACCAACAAGTCCTCTAGCTATTAGCACTGATGACTGAGGGTTTTTATCTAGGAGCATCTTTACGAGGCTTTCGTCGCAGAAGTAACCAGATTGTCTAGGTTGAGATCTTGGGTCGGAAAACTCTGTCTCACACCATTCTTCTATAAGTTCCTCGTAAGATAGATCTTTTGGGTTCACGAATCTATTAAAGACTTTGCCAGACGACGCCGTTCCGTGCATGGGCCACTTTCCGATGTCTGGGGCATTCTGAAATGCTGGGTGATCATAACCAAACTTACATAAATAGGTATCAAGAACGTCATCATACACCCTCAATTGCGTATCATTCAGGGGTATCATGTCTATATCTGCTATCATTATGATCTTAGAGTTATTCTCTGGGGCGGCAGCGTCTGCAATTCTAGAGAGCTGTGCCTGCGATGAGCTTCTTACTCCATCGATAGGCTTTCTATTAATTACTGTAACTCCTCCCCCCGGAAATGAGAACTGTTCATCGCCTATCACGTTTAGCCTGACGTTCACTCCGAGACTTGTCCAAGCGTTGCAGATCGGCTTAACGAAAGATGTGTAGTCATGTGAATCGTTAACAGATGTTATAATTGTATCAATCTTCATTAGTGCTCCTAAAAAACTGGTATGTCACACTCGTCGTACACCTGCCCAACAAAATACGATCCGGTTCGCTTGGTGGCATTAGCTGGAAATGGCTTTAATTCGAAGAATTCATCATGCACAATCGATTCATCCTTCACAAGAGGATAAACGACTTCACGCAAGAAGTTTTGATCAACCTGATATTGATTGTCAAACGACCCCTTGTTGTAATCTTGGATCGCTTCTTCTACACCTCTTAGAATCCCATTTCTGCAACCCCAAGTTCCTCCTAGTATTTCAGTGTTATGATAAGGATGATCACGCATTATATGAAAATCTTTGTCGCTAGAAAGCCATTCATCCACAGCGACTCGTTCTCTGAGGTTTAGTCTAGAGTCAGTGTCTCTGCAAATGACGATATCGTAGCTGTCAGCAGCAAAGAATCTCCAAAACATTCCATTCCAACCCGTGTCACCCATCTCCATTATTTCAACATTTAAATCATCAAGCTGATTTCTTATCTGTTGAGGAACATCATTTCCAATATAAAATCTACAAATCCATTCTGGATATATAATCTGAGCCAGCAAAGCATTTTTGATTGCTCCGACTGTATACTTTGGATTATCGCCCCACAAGCTAAAGGATATGATTTTTTTAGTCATTTGTTATCCTCTCTTTTGGAAAACCAAGCTCTTTTCTCGTTCTAAAAACGGAACCGTCTCTTCCTGAATAATGAAGGGTTTTCTGAACCGCAATGTCTACTTGATTGTGGTTCTCTGTACCCTCGATGCTCCAGTGCTCGTGGCTGACGATGATCTTGTCTATATAAGCCACCTTGTTCAAGCGTACGACCTCCTGAGTAAACTCATCGTCGCAATACAAGCTCTTGTAATCTGGATGGTAAATATACCCAAAGTGTTTGTAAAGCTCTTTTCCAAGTATAGAAAAAGTAATCAATTTACCACTGGTATTGCCGTCATTGAAATGAACGCATCCGTCTAAATTTGGGAAATTATCTTTCATCGCGTTTACGATTTCTTGATCCCAAGATTCTACTTTTGGAACCATGTCATCGCTAGCACAGACAACAATGTCAAAATCTTGCTCATCCACATGATCGTTTATAGCACTTATTTTAGTGGTGTCATCGTCATAATTTACTTTACCACTTACGTTTTTTCTCTTGCTCAATATATACTTTATTCTTTCGAATACATACGAGTCTGTCATACTTAAATCAGACCCATCGCAGTTTATATTAAAAAACACCTCATTGAATGAACTACAAGTTTCAACATACTTGTCAAGAACTTTTAGAAATTTAGAGGCTCTACCATATGTGGGAAATTGGATTAAAATTTTCATTACACGGCCTTTAATAGATTTGGAATAGTATTCTTAACATTCATGATTTTATCCATAGCGTTTGTATCACCAAGATATTTCATGAATCTCCACGCTCTGTCAAATGGAGTGTGCTTATTTTTAATTTGATTCTTTATTTCAAGTTGAACATCTTCTGTTTGTGTTTCAGAAAACATTTCTCTTAACATTTTTTGAAAACCCGCAGGATCTGAGCTTCTGACTTCTAGTTTCTTACAGCTTAAGTTCATATCCAAGAACAATTGTGAGCAACACAGATCATTGTCTCCGACGATAGTAAACTTTGGGTACACTTTGTACAATTGAGATAAACTCTGTACGTTCACCATCATGTCAAAATTACTATCGAGTTTGTCACCATTTATATGTAATAGGTGGAAAACCTCTTTATTGGCAATATGTTTTTCCAAATTTTCAGTAAATTTATCAGAAACGATTGCTTCAGGTACGCCAATCTCCTTGAAAGGAGAAGGATCGGCAATAAAAATATCTGCCGCTGGATAAAGCTGAATCAATTTAAGATTGCTTTTTACCTTTACAGTAAAATCATTTGTAAAAATAAAGGGTGACTTGACCTTGCATTCTTCAAATACTTGTTCGATTGAAGTGATTTGACTTTGAGTGGCTCCAGTAACATTCATCACAACTTCAACCTTAGACCTGTTGTTCTTCAAGTAATCCAAGATGTCGTGTGTAAATGTTCGAAAGTGAGTGACAAACACATCTGGTTTGTTTAAATCAAACGTGTCGTACGCACTTGTTTTACTAGAATTCCAAAAAACACTTTCTATGCCGCATCTTGTGAAAGTGTTGTGCATATACATAGGTTCTGTTGACAGGAAATTGCTATAGTTATGATACAAAATTTTCATCTGTTATCCTCTTCAAGGTTTTGATATTGTCGATTTTAAAAATTGGATCTGAAGAATTATCAGATACATACAGTTGTCTTCTGCCCTTCCAGATATTGAGGGCTTCAAACAAAAACTTATTCTTTAGTTCTGGTTTTGACACCATGTTGTAGAATGACTTGATCAATGCATCGCCTGTCAAGTAAAGCAATTCTGTCCAAACCTTTTCTTTAACAGCCAGAGACATGGTTTCTAATCTTGAGTCATTCTCTATAACGCCTATTTCAAAGGCACTATCCTTTACCCCCGATTGAGTTAGTATAGACGATTTTCTTAAATTCAATGACCTTAAATACTCTGTGGTTAAAACTATTCCTCCTCCACACACCAACATTCGGGTGTTCGTGGTGTTGCTCATGCATAATCTCAAACCCTCGCAGCAATTAGAATGGTAGTATACTTGATTTTCTACAATTCTTATATTTTTGTCGTTTGGGAATTTAGATTGAATAAAATGATATACTTTGTAGGTTTCAAACCCAGAGCACAAAATGATCTCAAAATCAATAAAAACAGAACTAATTGCTTTTACTTGTTTTTCTAATAGTGTCTTATCGTCAACTTGCACCAACGAAATTGGACCGTAAGACTTCATCCTATAGCCATAGTTTTCTGCAAGCAATATTATAGTCATCTTCTCTTCTCTGAGATTAGAATGACCATTCGACTTGGCTATTGTTGTGAATCTATTAGATTTTTTCATATTTTTCCTGTTTGATAGATAAATTTCTAATACATTCAATCGTTGAATCGTAATCATTAAAATTCAAATAATTGTCCCGCACACTATCGTTAGACGCTAAAAAGAAATGGTCTGTCTCAAACAGATCTATTTTTCTAGAATCTTCGTTTAACATCGTATCTATTTTAGAAAATAAATCTTTATCTACGGTCATTCCAGCTTGCACTTTTACAAAGTATGTAGCTTGTGCCAATTTTTGAAAGCATTCTGTGTCTCTCAGGGTGAGATTATCATGCAAATGGAACACAGCTTCTGAAGCCAGAAATCTCTCTTGAAGGATGTTTACAAAATGAACTATCGTTTGACAATTGCTAGAATGATTTTTTGATATAACAACCTTGACCTTGTTGTTGTCATAGTTTATCTGCTTTAATGAATCGATAGTGTTTTTTAAATTTTCAATTTCAACATCTTCATTGCAATAAACAGCTAGTCCAAATAAAGTATTTTTCATGTTAAGCCCTCACGGCTTTCACTTCGTAGTGCAAGCCATCCATATGGATTGAAATAACTCTCAAGTTGACGCTTTCCAATTGCTGCCTAACCATGTCTGATGTTGACATAGAGTGTATTGACCTGACTATTTCACAAGCTTCTTCTGGAGAAAGAATTCCATTCAGAAGATGCTTTGCGAAAAATCTAACGTCTGTACCTCCTAAAACAAGTTGACCATTGAACCTGAGCTTGCTCACCAAAGCTTTGCATAGCTGCGGAAGGATTTCATTGTTGAATGAGTCCACAAGGTCGGCAGCGAGGATATTTTCACACGAGTTATCAACAAGGTGTGAAATTTCCAATGAGTTTGGAGATTCAACCTTGACAACTTCGTATCCAACAATAGCTTCCTGATCTTTTCTTACGATTTGCACTTTCATTTTACCACCCCGTGTACTTTGTCAAAGGTATTGTTCCATTGTTTAATAAAACGCTGTTCTGAAAACTTTTCTTCAATTGTTAGTCTTGCTTCGGCTCCCATTGTGGCAGCTAAATCTGGATCTGCAAGCAATTGCTCTGTGAATTTTCTCAATTCATTTTCGTCGTTGGACATAAATCCGTTGACACCATTCTTAATTATATTTGGTATTTCACACGTTTCAGTCGTCACGATTGCACATCCACAAGCCATAGCCTCAAGCATAGACGTTGGCACTGGGCTCAACACACTAGGGTTTATATAAACCAAAGCACTTTGATAGGATTTGATCAGATCTTCTACAGATTCACTTTGCTTTGAAAGACCCTCTGTTTCACCAACAACGAGGCGTGGCAAACCCTTTGTGATTCTTTCCCATCCAGAATAATTCAACGCATAATCACGTTTGATAAAATCGTGAGCTACGGTCAAAACGCCAGATCTTTCAATCTGACTGTCTGGCTTAAAAGCTTCAGTGTCAATAGAGTGATAAATTACATCTCCTGTCATTCCCCATTGCTTCTTGGAGTACTCTGTGATGAATACGTTGACATCACCCTTCATGGCCTGAAAGTGTTCAAGCTGCTCATTCGGCCATTGAGGCAAAGGAAGTGTGTGTTCCAAGCATAGGATTGGAATCTGTAAAGTTCTATTGATTTGCGTAGCCGTTTGGAACTGACCAAATTTACTGTTCACCAGTATAAAATCAAAAGGCACTCCGGGATACAATGAATTCTTAGGAAGCTGATAATAATTCTTTGGCATAGGGGCATGACCGCTAAACCAATCTTTGCCTCCATCATGATTAAAAGCGTAGAAATCATGTCCAGTTTTAGCTAGTTGAGTTTGATATCTTTCGTGAGTATTGAAAGTCAATACATTGTAAGGTGTTTCTTTTGGCTTGTTGTGTCTGTTAAAAATAGAGTGTAATTTAAGCATCTAATGTCTCCTTCATTATCTTCCCAATACTTTTGATTGAAAACGCTTCTGATTTATCAAAAGCTTCTTTTTTCTTGTTGACTTTATAAACCGCTGGATTCTCTTTCCACTCGTTGTAAAGTCTTCTCATCGTGTCTTTGATTTGTTTCTCACAAGGTTTGATGATGTAATTCTTACCATTGCTGATGTCAGGCCAAAGTTCAGAGCGAACCGCATTGGTTTCATATACAGTGCTCACAGAGTATTTGGCTCCAGTGTAATATTCAGCGTCTGTATCTTGTAACACAATGGGGGTATTTCCAAACGCCATAGCGTGAAACTCTTCACTAAAAAGAGATCGTTGGCTAAGGCTTGAAATATAACAGTCACAAAAAGCATGAGAATTATCTGAAGACTGAGCAAGATCGCCCTTGCTGACAATCATATCCTTTTTGTAAAAAGTAGGATTCTTCTGAAGTCCAAGGTTTGATTTTACTTTAGAAATCCTATCATCAAGACCGTTGGCATTTTCACCATTGATTTGAATCACAAGTACTGCGTCGTCAGCATGGTCAAATTCAGAATGAAAACATCTGATCACTCTTTCTATTTCTGGATTTTCTAAATTGCTGATGGTATAAAATCTAAATTTACCTTCAGACTCAATGCCTCCCTTTAACGCTGGATGATGCTTCTTGTAGACGTCTGTGTCAAAAGCAAAAGGAACCACAACGGTTTTATCTCGAAGAACAGTATTGTCCAACGCCTGTTTTGCGAAAGGTGAAGAAACCCATATTTGATCCATTGTGTTGAGCTTTTCTACCCAGCAAGAATGATCAATGGTCACAAATTCATTTGCTAGTATTCCAATATTCTTCTTAAAATTGGAAGATGCCAACATATGATTTGGGAACAAATGCTGAATACAAATGTCGCAATCATTGGTTTGATTTTTTTCCACGTTGAATATATCACTTGGCGTTCGATTGTCTTGAAATACAATTGATCGACACGCTACATCCACACCTGCGGACATCAAAGCTTTGATATTATTTACCGCAAACTTTCCCCAATCGCCATATTCTTTGTAGTATCCTAGGTACAGAACCTTGTTGGTCTTTATCATATCGTATCAACCTTTCTTTATTACAATCATAATATCGTCATATCTATCTTTTATGTGTCTTCTGTCAAACACTTCTACTCTATCGTTTGATTTTAATGAAATAATATTCTTCAATAATAAAGATATTAAATCCATATTTTGAATATCTTCAATAACCATCAATCCACCGCTTTTCAACAGTGGCATATAATAATTTAGAACAAATAACTGGTGTAAAGGAAGATGTGAGCCATCATCAATAATAATGTCAAACGGCCCTTTTGACCTAGTTAATTCTAAGGTTTTTTCACAATAGGCATCTACGCCCATAACAATATCGACATTATCATATTGATTATTCAAATCATGAAGTTCTTTCAAATCGTTTATTTCTAGCCCATGAATATGTGCCGATTTAAAATAATCAATCCACAGCTTTATAGATCCACCTAAGTTGTTGCCTATTTCAAGTAGATTTATATCGTTGTCTCTGTATGGTGCCAAAACTTCATCATATACCTCAAGATATGAATGCGTTGTATCTTTATCGGTACAATACCTAGGAGTTGAAGACATTTCTGATAATTTCATTAATCGACTTTCAGGTTATAGTTTTTGATAAAGTTCATGCCTGCGCTGTTAAATTCTCCGTGAAATCCAAAAGACCCATAACTAAATAAAATTCTTCTGTCAAAATTCTTATAAGGTGTAGGATGTTCCACTGAAAACTTTGCTGCAAGTTCAGGTGGAGCAAAATTTATACCAGCATTCTTCATGGCGTCATAGCTGAAAACACAAGCATTTAAATCTTCATTTTTGTGTTGCCATCCTAGTTTCGCTGATTCTTCCACAAACTTGCGAGTTCTCAGTGAAAACCCTCCGTTGCCAACAACGTTCGGGATTTTCTCTATGCGACCAGCCACCATATCGCTTGCTTGTATGATATTCATAGGCCAAGGAGCACCAGTGTAGTCATAGTCAAGATATCTTTGGTCCCATTTGCTGCCGTCGATGATGGTGGAGTCGTGCTGAACATTCAAACAAAAATCATCAACAATGTATCGATTCACCTGTTGAATAAACGATTCACAAAAACCTATTCGATTCGTGTCATCATCAAACATGTTTTCGTTCAAGTTGACATTCATGTCATAGACTTCTATACCAAAAGAGTCTATCACTTTTGAGAAGATTGTCAAATCAGTTTTTGAACTATCAGTGATTAAAACTGAACGTTTAAAATTTACCTGATCCATACCAATCAGCATCGCTCTGAGAGATTTTGTTACATGCTCTGTTCCCCAGCAGAATGTAAAGATTGTAACATCTGGTAGCTGTAGTTTATTTCCAGTATTCATACATTCCTTTTTGTATTTCATATTTCATGGTTTTTTGTTCACGAACAGGTTGTGTGATTGCCCACTGAAACATTTCATCTACAGTTTGTTCTAAATCTGTATTGTCGTAAAAACATAAGTTTCTATCATCTTTGATCATCGAGTGGTCACATTCCGCGTGTTTTGCTTCGTGTCTTTCTTGCACATATTTTCTTGAAGCTGTGCGTGAATACTTGCGTGCCACTTTCTCCACAATGTCTGACAACTCATTCAATGAATAAGACTTGTCGGAACCTATATTGAACGTACAACCATCGCACACAGTCATCAATTTTTCTAAGGGTTGCATACAATATTTGATGTCTGAAAAAGCCCTAGTTTGATTTCCGTCTCCGTAGATCAACATTGGCTCATCGTTTAAAACCTTGCGAATAAAGATTCCCACAACGTTTCTGTATCTGTCCCAGATATTCTGATAAATGCCAATCACATTGTGCGGTCTGAGTATTGTGTATCTTAAACCATGTTGCACAGAGGCTATTCTGATATCTTGCTCCACAGCGTATTTGGCGACTCCGTATGGATCGATTGGCCTTGGAGTCATATTTTCTGTAAACGGCGTTTGTTGGTCTCCGTAGACAGCCATAGAGGACGTGAAAATCAACTTAACATCGTGGTTTACGCAAGCGTTCACAACATTGACACTAGACAATATATTGTTGGTATAATTATAGTTACGAATAAACGGGGACAATCCTTCTGCTGCATATGCGGCAAAGTGATAGCAAGCCACTGGTTTTTCTCGATTGAAAATATCGTTTAGTCTTTGTGGAGCATTTTCTGCCGACAAATTCAAAAGATGAAATTCAATCTGCTCGAACGAGGTGTCTTTGGGCAAGTAGTCAACGTGCCCACCACTAAGATCATCTATGCCAATTACCCTATAACCACTTTTCAACAAATGTCTAGTAAAATGAGACCCTATCAATCCAACACATCCCGTGATTATTACAGATTTCATTGTATGGCACCTCTTTGCTGCATAACTTCTACTCTGCGTTTTTCCCACTGATTGATTTTATTTCGTCGCATAACCATTTGGTTGTAAGCTGCGTTAAAATCAAAATTATGTCTATGATTCATGCCGTCAAAAGCCTGAGAAGATTCATTGAAATACATTCCTCCGGTAGAACCAGTGGTTTGCTTGTATGTCAAGTCTCTTGTCAATCTAGATTCAAAGAATGAATTCAACATGCTTGGATCTTTCAACACGTTTGCGATCAAAAACCTAGCAAGCTTTGTTGATTCTACTTGAGCGATGGTTTCTTCGCTTGGCTTAGGGTCTGGTTCTAGAATCCTTGGTGGAGAAGCCCAAGTTTGTTCGATTGGCCTGATGGGCAAAGAGTCAAAAATATTTTCCCACTTAGATCCACTCAAGTTCCATTGAAAGTATTGTTCGAAATTAGAGCGAGTGCGTTTGCCAATTTCTGCTCGTTCTTCGTCAGTGAACTTTTCAAAGAATTCTAGAAAATATTCTGCTGCTAGATCATTGTCGGGAACTGCTCGCAAGCATCCAGTTTCCAGTTCTTTGTAGAGTGCTGCTGGTTTGATTGGATAACCTCCCAGCTTTCTTATTTCACTCTCCATCGCAGAGTAATCTGTTCCGCAAACAGGAACACCGCAAGCTGCCGCTTCAACATAAGGAAGACCAAACCCTTCACAGTTTGCATACTGAGTGTATAGATCAAATAGATTTTGGATATTTGATAGCTCTTCGTATGAAGCTCCAGTTTTAACATTCGACAATGTTGCGTTCCATCTGCCGGTGTACGGAGATTGAGCCACAGCACCCCTGAACAATGATGGAAATGGCTTTTTGGTTTCTTGACAGATGTATGTGAACAAAACGTGTGAAGATAAATCGTTTTGTAAAAGCAATTCTGGAATATCCCATCCCAAGTCAGGATAAGATGTGTGACAATAAAGATAATAATTCTTGCTGTTTGCTTTGTCAAGAAATTTTCGAAACGCTTCAAATAAGTCTGGGTATAATTTACGACGCTGATTGCGCATCACAGTGCCTATGATTTTATAATCAGGATTGAGACCCATAGAAATCTTGTGAATCTTTTTGTCTGCCACTGGCTTGTATGCTGGATGAGCAGAAGGTGGAGAAGAACCCCAGTATTTCATCTTGCCGCCAGATTGTTTCAGTAAAACTTCACCAGCCCAATCAGAATAGGTCAGAACGCCATTGGCTCCAGAGTATGTGGAAATCCATTGGCGAGCTTGAGGTCTAGCATCAACGGTTGGCATGATCACCCAATCAAAGAATGGGCGAAAAGGGCTACGTTCTGCAAAGTCTAGCATCCAGAAGTCTCTGATATCGCAGACAACGTCTGGCATAAAATCTAGACAAACGTGCTCAAATATAAATTCACCGAATTGGTTTGTTCCAACTTCGTGATAAGCATCCATCTCTTGCTTTGAGGCTTTTGGCTCACACTCTGTGTTTGGCTGAACACCATAATACTTCCAAGGAATATCGGCAGCTCTTGGGTCATTTCTTTGACCATAACTGGACATTTCAGCCAGCTCATATTTTCCTGTTGAATGTAAGTAATTTAAAATTTCACGAGTGTAAGTAGCGTAACCAGTGTTTAGAAAAGTGGCTTCACTACAAAACAATATCCTCTTTTTTCTCATTTTATTCCTTGCTATCTGAGCGTCCGAATCAGTAAAAAACACAGCTATCCATCTGTTCCGCTTGTGTACTATAATAGTCTATTGACAATCATAATGCAATCAAATTTCATGAATTTTCTCTACAATAAATGAATTATCCTTATCAACTTCTCCGCAAAGCATAAGATTGTTTCCTTCATAAAGAATAAAATGGTATACGTCTCTGACGTCTGGAAATACGATCACACTGTCTAAACTGCATGTGGCGTCTTCTATTGTCAGAAAAGACATGACTCTTCCTTTTTGTTTGCTGTTTGCTTTATTTATCTTGTGATTGGATACACGCTGAACATTTGCTACAAGACAAATGTTTTTACCCTTTCTTCCATTCACAATGTCCTTGCACGTAGCGTTTGCTACAGACGTATCCACAGCGTCTATCTTTGAAAGAGAAATTGGACATCCAAGCATCTTGGTTTCTTGATCGACGATCCACGCTGGATCATCTTTCAGATCATACGGTGGATTTTTCAGCATGTTCAGTTCATTCAATATGATCTGATTGCGATTCACATTGCTTGCTCCTCCTCCATTTTTCTTGGTTGGAGCCAAATCATTGAAACATTCGTCAAGTTTTTGCCATTGTCTTTTTGCTTGATTCTCGAAGACCCATTGCACTTCGTTCTTGGTTAGTTCTTTAAAGATCAAATATTCATAAATAGCCTGATTTCTGGTGACACCTGTGGATTTTGTCGAAAAGAAACCAATAGCACACAAAGCTTTAAATGCTGTCGAATTAATCTTTGGGGATAAATAAACGAGCACATCCAGCCAAGTGAATTCTGATGGTTGCTTTTTGATTTCATCAACTGCTTGAGCGATAGCCTGAATGACTTTGTCGCCAGTCACACCCGTCAAGCTTTTGATGTCTTTTATTCCAAAACAAATGCCGTCATTTGTAATACAGAATTTAGTGGAAAACCCACTTAGTTTAGGAATCTTTACTTCTATATTGAATAGTTTAGCTTCATTGACCAGCTCATAGATTTCTTGATGAGGATCTTGCTTTTCATTAGCATAGAACAAGTAAGACAGGAAAAACTCTTTTGTATGATGAGCTTTGTACCAAGCTGACCAATAAGAGTCTAAGGCGTATGCTACAGCATGTGATTTATTGAAAGAATATCTGGAAGACTTTTCAATCCATCCAAAAATTTCTTTCGCCGTTTCTTCGTCTACAAGTCCTACGTTTTTACATCCAGCAATAAAATCATTTCGAATCGAGGCCATCAAATCAGCCTTCTTTTTGCCAATAGCCTTGCGAAGGTTGTCTGTTTCAGTTTCGCTGAAACCAGCTAGCTTTACTGCAATCCGCATAGCTTGTTCTTGATAAACTAAAACCCCATAAGTTGGTTTTAAAATATCTTCAAGCGATGGATGTAGATATGAAACTTCTTCCCTGTTGTGTTTTCTGTCAACAAACCTTTGTGTCATTGACTTTCCGTCGATGATAGCCTTGGTACACCCCGGTCTCAAAAGTGCTATCAATGCAGCAAGTTCTTCTATGTTTTCCGGAGCCAATTTTTTAGACCAATTGCGACCATGATTACTTTCTAATTGGAAAATCCCTTTTGTCAAACCGTTTTTGTATAGGCTCCAAGCCTCAGGATCATTTCTGTCGATCATTCAAACCTCAACATATAATGGTTATTCACACAATGAACAAATCGCCGTCAACAAAAGCGTTATCAAATTTCATGTTTCTGTATACTGCACGTCTTGACTTTTGTAATTTTATAAAAATATTGGCTGTATCTTTAACGTCTTGCAATGCATCGTGAGCGTTTTCAGTAGAAAGACCCATTCTTTTTCTGAGAGCGTCCATGCTGATGGATTTAACCTCTGGATCACTTTCTGTCCATAGCCAAACATCATCCATTACATCTATCTTATAGATTTGATGAAATAACTTTTGTTGCAGTCGCACTTCATCCCACGGTCCATATTGTTTGCACAGTCTATTCACAATGTGCATATCAAACCCATTGATGTTAAAGCCACAAGGAATAGGAGCAAAAAACGGTGTGCCTTTCCAATTGTACTTGTTCACAAAGTTTGTAAACTTTTTCCAAACAGCTTTTGGCAATGGTGCTTTGGCCAATACCTCTCGTGTCTGTCTGGTGATTTTTAACGCTTCTTCTTCTAGCGGACCCACTCCTGCTGCAATAGCAGCTTCATCGTCGATGATTGGTCTCATCAAGCTGTTGAAGGTTCCTTTTAGTTTAAAATTTCTACCATCAAGAGCTATAGCAGCTATTTGAGTTGGTTGACATGTGTGCGGGTTGCGACCACCCGTTTCAAAATCGAACACCAGAACGTCCCTAACCATTGATTAGCTCCTTGATTTTCATTATTTTATCCAGTAAAGTGATACCGAGAATGTCGAATTTGACGTGTCCTAAAGCTTCTAAATCAGACATTTCTAAACCTGCTATCTTTTCAGATCCGTTTTTTTGATTGACCATTGGGCATACTTTATGAAGAGGTTCTGCTGATATAACAACACCAGCAGCATGTTTGCTTTGGGTTTTAAATGTTCCTTCAATATCTATTGCTTGCTGAAAATAAACAGCATAATCTCCTTTGAGTTCTCCTTCATCTGAAATGTAGCAATAATCTCTCAATTCTTTGGCGTTGTTTATCAAAGACCAACGAATAATAGATCGATCTTCTTCATCCATTTCTGCCAATTGATCCGAGATATCGGCTTCATTTGGAATATATCTTGTAATTTCATTCATTTCGCTAAAGCCACAGGCATTGTTTACTCTTAAAACTTCTTTGATGGCACTTCTGCCTTGAAGTCTTCCAAAGGTTAACATTTGACTAACATTGGTGTTTGTATACTTGTCTTTTAAGTAAGCGATGATTTCGTCACGTTTTTCTCCCGGAACGTCCATGTCAATATCTGGCAAAGAGATATGATCCGCAGTGTTTCGTCCAGCATTATAAAACCTTTCAAACAAAAGGTCAAATTCAATTGGATCAATTTGTGTGATACCAATCAAATAAGATATCAAACAGCCTGCTGCCGACCCTCTGCCGGGACCGACCATCCAACCTTGACTGCGACAATAGTTTAAAATATCCCAAACTATCAGGAAATATCCAAAGAGATTTGCTTGCTCGATAACTTCATATTCTCTGCGAAACCTGTCACCATAAACGGTACGTTCATCAACGTTTTTGATTTTGTCGTTCAACAGCTCTTTCCAACCTTGCCTTGCCAATGTTTTTAAAAAGTCTTTTTCAGACTCTCCGCTTGGAGTAGCAAACGTGGGCAGCATCGGTTGATTGAGAATGTTATAGTTTTCGCATTTATCGAAAATCTCTTGAAAATCATCGACACGAGCGTCATTCACTAAAATGTGTGATATCTCATTCTTTGCTTTGAGATAGAAATCGTCAGAGGTGAAGAATTGCCAATTCTTGATCGATGGGCATTTATTTGATGCCAGCTCTTTCTTTACCTGAGGAAGGGTCATTTTGTTTGCTGAGCAAAGAATAATTCTATGCAATTCAGCTTGATCTTTGTTTGCATAAAATGTCTTTGTGAAAGATTCAGACCAAGCGTAGAAATCGTCACCATTGATTGGCGATGAAACTTCTTTCGAAGCTACGCAAATCAAGTTTCCGTTTTTACCAAGTTGAATCAGTAAAGAAGGATCGTAATTGCCATCTTCATCTATAGAAGATACGATCTGGATCAACTCAAGCCATCCGTTTTTATTCTTAGCGAAAATGGAAAAGTCATCGAATGAACATCCAATGATAGGCTTGATATCGTTGTCTACACAGGCTTTGTAGAAAGACACGGCTCCGGAAATTGACTTGTAATCAGCTATCCCACACGCTGGATAGGAATTCTCTTTACACTTTTTAGCAAGTTCTTTGGGTCTTGAGAAACCATACTGCAAAGAATAGTGTGTGTAATTCAGTAACGGAAACCATTTCATAAAAACCTTTCAATCTTTTAAACTCAAAGACAGTTCGCTATGCTATTATAGCAAGCTATTCGGTTTTTTGCATTCAAATTCTTGTTATTTTCATCAATCTGTCAACATGATTTTCTGGTGAAGTATCCCCGAAATTTGTTACTTTTTCAAATTTTAACCCATGCTTACGTAAATGATAATCGTAAAATGAATAAGGTCTGCAAACAAATGGGAATTCTAGCCATCTTGCATTATCTTCATTTTTATCTGAAGTATTTATGCTAGCTATACAGACGCCATCATCTTTCAGGCTGCTAGATATTTTATCTAATACATCGTCTAAAATTTCATCATCTAGGTGAATAAAAACTTGAAAACACAATATAAAATCAAATTTCAAATTTATATCTGACCATTTATTCGTTAATTTAGGGTTTTTAAAAAGGAGATTATTATCAGAAACTTCCTGTTTAGCCTCAATCAATCTATGTTCTGAAATATCAAACCCATAATAATTGTTTACATCTAAGTATTTAATGATAGGAAGACCAACTCTCAAAACTCCGCAGCCAAGGTCTAGTACTTTGTATTCTGGTTTCAATAAATCAATAACATATTTTCCAAAATATTTTCTAGCTGAATCAAAATAACCTGCGGTGCATACGAGATTTTGTCTGTACTCAGGAACGTATTTGAATTCGTCTTTTTGCATCAATGATAAGTAAATGTCTTTGTCTTGTAATATTTTTTTTCTTAACCCTTTATGTACTCTTCGAACACAAGCCATCTCATATGCTTCTTCATTGTCAGCATCTCCTATCTTAGTAACTCTAGAAGTTTGAGTAGAAGTGATCCTATACATAAGCAATATTTCATCTAAATTTCTTATTTGGTAACCAGCTTTAGCTAATATCGAATAGAATATGAAATCAGGAAATTTATTCTTATGTAAATTGAAACTTTTTTGAAAATGACCGATTATATTGCAATCAAATCTTTGTAAGATTTCTTTCTTCATCATCGTAGTAGGGTTATTGATGCACCAGTTTGTTGTAAAAATAAAATCGTTCACATTAAAGTGATGATAAATCAAAGATTCTTTTGGATTCACAGCGTGTTTTATGTCGCTTTTAGCACAAAAAAATTGTATTTGACATCCTAATATATCCACGTCCTCATTTTTAAGAAGAAAATTAAATTGTTTTTCTAACCTTTCTGGCAACATTATATCGTCAGAATCCATGAAAGCGATATATTTACAATCAAAATCTAGGGAATCTTTTGCATATATCCTATTAGTTATGTCACCTAAATTTTTAGGTGAGAACAAAACTCTTATTTTTTCATCTTTAATATTTTTTAGATATTTTATAGTATCAGGATTATTACTTGCGTCATCGACGATTATCAACGTCCAACTTTTTAAAGATTGACTTTTAATGCTCTCAATTGCTTCTTGCAGGAATGTTACGCAAGTATTATATACTGGCATTATTATATTTACGACCATAGTACATTATCCCAAGATTGTTTGAAATGATCAGAAGAGTAGTTATCCTTTATAAAGGATTTATTTTTAGCTTCCTTTATTGATTGGTCACATATTCTTATTTCTTTAACCCACTCAGAATAATGAGCTTCATACGGAATAATTTTATCGGAATACTTTCCAACTCCAGCAGAACTTGATACGCTAGGTATGCCATTCGCTATACTTTCAGCTATTGATATACCAAACGACTCGTCCAAAGATGTCGATAAGGACAAAGAGCACATGCTAAATAAATCAGACATGTCTTCTAAAAGACCGTAAAAGAATACGTTACTAATGTCTGGAGATAGCATTCTTGTTTCTACTGAATTTATAATTTCCTGTGTGCATATTGATGGTATCCAGTTTCCAGCGATATGAAAAGTATAATCTGGCATAGCTTCAATTATATCTAATAAAATACTGAGACCTTTATTTGTCTCTAACCTATGATGCCATAGAACATTTTTTCTTATAGGATTTCTTGTTATATCTTTTTCTTTTATTATAGGAGGTATATGTATTCCATTGTGTTTTTTCACTACATGTTCATCTACGCATACAAACTTGTCTGGTTTGAAAAACTTTAATATGTCATCTATAACACTGACTCTTAAGCTTCCATGAGATATAAATATGATTTTTTTGTTTTTAGGATTTAATAACCAAAAGTCTGGTATTGGCATACTGTGAATCCAGTAAATCCAGTAAATGATTATGTCAGATTTCTCGTAAAGCTCATGCATGTGATCTATTGTGAATCCTCTTTTCAATCCACATGTGACATCATTATACTCTGGAACATCTTCGACAGCTACTATTCCAGTTATATCATCTTTATAAAATGAAACAAAGTCATTCAACCAAGTCAATGCTCCTCCGGGCATCAAATTATTAAAAAATATTCCAATCTTGTTCTTAACGAAGAAATCAGTGTCATAATCTAAATTTTTACTAACAAGATTTACTTTTTTCAAATTTTCAAAATGAAATTTAGTGTTGTTGTACTGCTCTTCTTTATTTAGAGTAAAGTCTCCAAGACTAAATTGATTTAATACATATTTTCTGTATTCAGGTTTATTATTAAGTCCGTTCAAATGAATAAAATAAGAATCATGTGTAAAATACCAAAAATATTTTCCTTCATATTCACAATTAAATTTGTGAGTAAGATTATTAAATTTTTCCTCTGGAAGCTCCAAAGTTAAAAGATGTTGATCAAAACACCAAAATTTAGTATATGGACTGCTTGGTTGTTTATAATAATCCGCCAAAGCGTTTGGTACAACAAGAACGCCACCGTTGATCATTGATTCTGTTATGAATTCGCCATTTTTTACATACTCTTCTTTTATCTCTTCTGGAAAGGAGTCTAGTGTGGTGAGAAATATAGATTCTTGTTGCTTTCTGATCCATCCAGTATCATTTCTTTGTTTAAAAATCTCATATTCATCGTATGCAGATATTTTATCATCTGGTGTTAGCTCAAATATATTCGGAGCATCATCCTTTACGACAATGTCACAATCTAAATATAATGTTTTGTCATACGCTTTTGCTACCCTGTTTAGTCTATATTTATTTGACATAGGCCAATTTGGGTTTTGATCTCCAGACAACTCTATGTAATCAGCACCACATTTTTCTGCGTACTTCTTTACGCCAGACCGTGTGATATCAAGCAATTCCATAGCGGAATCATTCGCGGGAATGACACACACAGCGTATTTACTTTTTTTCTCTGGTAGAATATCAAAGAAATTTACTATGTCAGCTTTTGTTTCGTCAGGGGCTTTTTTTAAAACCCTCACAGTACTATCCATTTTATTAAAATAGTCACGACGCTGATCCTCTGACAGTGATTTGCACCACTGCCAGTTTGGAGGATCATACGTCATTTCTTTTTTGAATAAATCACACCAACCGGCATTTTCACATTGACATTCAGGCATGATCTACTCCTGTTTTATTTGAAATAATAACACAACTGTACATATACTCACCAGTTACGGCAGCTCCAATATCGTGCTTTAAATTTTGGACCGGGATTGTCACAATTATGACGCGCCCTGAAGCTTTTACGACGCTCTGGGTTATTCTTCTTGATTGTCATGTTGGGATCACCGAAATTGACCTTGACAACATTGCCCTTTTCGTTCTTTACGTACACACTGAACTTCTTTGGACCGTCAGGAGTTCTGAAAGGTTTGCCCAACTGAACCTTGCGACCCTGATATTCAGAGGCGTTTGCCGGGGTCAAAATTCTTCCCTCTTTTCTATAAATACCCTGACGCTTGTACGTATAGATTTCACCAGTCTTTGGGTCTTCATATTTAAATTTTGCTTCAGATTCATCTTCAGTGTCATCCTCTTCATCTTCTATTTTATTTGTTTCAATAAAATCATAGATGTTCTGAATATAAATCTCAGCCTTGGAAATCATATCCTTGGTCCACTCTTCAAAAGTAATACCTTCGAGATATTCTTCAATTTCCATCAATTGTTCATGCATCTTTTTGAGTTGCTCTCGTTGCATTTGACCTTCATCGTAAGCTGCAAAAGCGATCTTTAGCAATGACTGTGCCTTTTTCCAAGACTTTGGGTCTGGGCGATCTGGATCTCCGGGTTTTGCTGGCTTATAATTTTTGCCTTCACGGTCTCTCTTTTTGTTGATATTATCCCACAGTCCCGGCTTTGCTACAGAAACATCCCAAATTTCAACTTCTGATTCTTCAAAAGATACTTCATCGGTGGTCACGTATTCGTGTGAATGTGGAATATAAAAATTATCTTCATTGATTTCTTCTTCAGAACCATAAGCGTCAAAATACATTTGAAAATCTGCTGATGCGATATAATTCATATCTTCGCAAGCTTTGCTCATACAAACAGCAACTCTTTGCTCTTTGTCTGGATAATCTTTTCCCATATTTGGGTCACTCATGCAACGACTCATAAAATTATTTGAGTCTTCATTTTTTTGCTTCTTTGGAATTGGCATTTACATCTCCTTGTGATTTAAAATTAAACGAGTTCTTTGATTGCGTTTCCGCCATTTGCGATACGCATTGGTCGTCCATTTTTCGACGTATAATCTTTGCTGGTGTCTATATCAAGAGCAGAACAAACGGTTGCCATAAGGTCTGAAGCTTGATAGATCGATCCTTGAGGTTGAGTTCCGTCTTCTGAAGTTGATCCAATGACTTGCCCATTCTTGAACAACCCACCTGAAACAAAAGCGCTCCAACTCATAGCCCAGTGATCTCTGCCAGCATCCCGATTGATTTTGGGCGTTCGACCAAACTCGCCCATCATGATGATAGCGGTATTTTCCCACATGTCAAGTCTTTTCAGATCAACTATCAATGCGGAAATTGCTTTGTCTAATTCTGGCAATTTATTGTCTTTTAGCGTTTCGTGAGTCATTTGATGCAAATCCCAGCCTCCAAATCCAACTTCCACAAAAGGAACTCCGACTTGAATCAAACGGCGTGCCATCAATACGCTTCGGCCAAAGCTAGTGTTTCCATAAGCGTCTTTCGTTTGTTGAGGTTCTGTGTCAACCTTGAGAGCATCCATCTGTGGAGAAGTATTTAACTTTATGGTTTTTTCATACAGCTTTTTATGGTCTCTTGGCAATTCTCCTCGTCTAGAATTGATAAAATTATCTTCGACAAAAGATAAAGCGTCCAAACGATTCAGATTGAGTTTGTTGCCTAGATTATTTACATTTCCATTGGAATCTACCACAAAGGGATTGTGCGAAGTTCCTAAAAATCCACCGCCTACACTTCCAGTGTTGACAGAAAAAAACGATGGAATATCTAGTTCTTTTCTGTTTTTTCCAAGTTCAAAAGATGCCACAGAGCCAATGGATGGATGCTGCACTGTTGGAGAGGGTTTGAATCCAGTGTGCATATAATATGCTCCACGCTCATGATCTGCTTCTTGAGTGGACATGCTTCTGATCAAAGAAAAGCTATCGCCAAGCTGTGCCAACAAAGGCAGATGTTCACAAATCTGAAAATCCCCAGTTGTGCTGATAGGCTTGAATGGACCACCGTTCTTGGTGTTTGGTTTCAAGTCCCACATATCGATAGTTGGAGGACCGCCGCCCAGCCATATTAAAATTGCAGATTTTTCTTGTTTGCGTAATTTAGACGCATTTTCAATGATACTATGACCAAAAGCGTAAGATGTGGAGGCTAAAGCTGCAAGTCCACCAACATGCTCTAAGAAATGTCTTCTGTTTATCATATAATAATATCCTTTATAATTTTTCCAAAATCAACAATCTCTATCGGTCTGCCTCCGGGGGCCATGAGTTCTTTATCAGCATTGATTCCCATTTGATGGTAGATTGTCGTTGCCCAATCATGAATTTCAACCGGATTGTTTTGAGGCTCTGATCCAGTTGTGTCTGAAGATCCGTAAACAATACCACCCTTGATTCCGCCTCCAGCAAGAACTGAACTGAAAACTCTAGGCCAATGGTCTCGTCCTCCTGTAGAATTAATTTTTGGAGTTCTTCCAAATTCAGAAATTACACAAACCAAAGTTGAACTCAAAAGCCCTCTGTCTGATAGATCTTGAATCAATGAAGCAAAACCTTGATCAAAAGCTGGAAGTTGAGATTTGATACCATTTTCTATACCGTCATGCATATCCCAACTGCCATATGTCAAGGTGACGAACCTTGCTCCAGCTTCCACAAGTCTACGAGCCAAAAGCATTCTGGCTCCAGCGGTATTTCTACCGTATCTGTCTCGTGTTTCTGGCGATTCTTTTTCTAGCTTAAATGCTTCTTGAGTCTCAGAATTTCCTATCAAGTCATAGGCTTTGTCATAAAAGGAGTTCATAGCCATCAAAGTATCTGCCGATTTATTTTGATTGATAAAATCTGAGTTTATCAGATCCAAAGCTTTTTTTCTTTTGTCGAATCTTTTGGCGTCGATTTGAAGAGCAAGATCTTTTACCTTAAAATTATCACTAGCAGGATCAGAGTTAAGATCAAAAGATCCAAAAGAACTGCTCAGATAACCAGTTCCAGCAAATTCATTTGATTGATTTGGAATAGAGATGTACGCAGGTATACTGTTTTTAGATCCAAACTCATGACTTACAACGGCTCCTATGGATGGGTATTGAATCGCTGGACTTGGTTTATATCCAGTGAATATATTGTGTGTGCCTCGTTCATGAGCAGCTTCACCATGAGTCATGGAGCGAAGTATTGTTAACTTGTCTGCAATCGTCGCTGTTTTCACCAAAGACTCATTTAGCTGAATACCATCGACATTGGTGTTGATTGGCTTCATCGACCCTCGGTACTCTACAGGCACATTGATTTTAGGATCAAATGATTCCTGAGCAGCAATGCCTCCGGGAAGATATATAAAAATCACACTCTTTGCTGTGCCTTCCACACTGCTGTGACTCTTTATGTCAGCAAGCGTCATATTATGACCGATTGCAGCTAAAACTCCAGCTTGCAAGAAGCCTCTGCGACCAATGTGAACATGGTGTAACATGATAAATCTTTCTTTTTTTAGCCCGGTGCTTCATAGAAACCTATGTTGAAACCGGGACGGGTGCAATCTTTGATAGTCTCTTTCATGCCGTGTTGTTTTAAATGCTTCTCTATGTATATACACATATTCTCATTGGTGTCCTCCCAATTGTTTTTGCAAAAATGACACAGATATTTACATTTCATATTGTTTCTTGTTGGATCTACAGGCTTTGGATTATTGTTTTGTTGAATCTCTAAAAACCTGTTTTTAAGTTTTTCTAGAAACCTTTGTTCATCTTCTGGTCCAAAGCAAATGCTGAAAGGTTTTGGATCTGGCTTACCGTCAGGATCTTTATAAAAGAAGATGCTCATTATTCTATTGGGAAAATCTTTATACAATTTGGAAATAGCGTAAAAATATAAAAGCAACTGAGGGTCATCTTCCAGCTTCTTGTAATCTTTGGCTTGTCCGGTAGCCCAATCCATACGTCTTCCACTTTTCCAGTCGATAACTTCTATTGTAGAGTCATTCACCAAGGTTGTCAAGTCAATGGTTCCTTTTATTGCCAGTTGACCCTTGACCATTTTGCCGTCTATTTCATATTCAAATTTAGCCCATTCTTCTTCTATAAGAATATCAAAATGAGCTTCTGGATGATGAATGTTTCTGTTTCTGGGGTCAAACAGTCCATCTGTATGCGTTAAAAAAGCAAAAACCGTATTTCGAACATCTGCTTTATCACTTTTAAGAAATTTATGTTTTGAACCATCTGAATATTTTAATATCGATAGATCAATAATTTTATCCACAAACCCATCGGTATAAAGCTCATCTTTTGAAACCTTTATCTTGCCGCATTTATCGTCTTGTATTTCAAAAATCTTTTTGCGTGGATTATCTTGTTGATACTTTTTAAAGGAAGCTAAAATTTCCATAACTTTATGTGACATCGTTCCCATATCTGCCTTTTTGCCACTGTCAGATTGCCATCCCAAGACATAAGTCAAAAAATATTGCATTTGGCAAAAGTCATAATTGTTGTAGCTGGAACTTCTTACATATGTTACTAGCATCAGATTCCTTTAATTAAGGTAAGTGGGTTTTACTAAATTAAGATAAAAAGATTTTACCTTATTCTTTAGTTCATTTATTGATTCATTGCTGTTTTCCATAACATGGACAAATGGGTAATCGTCAAGGGCTACTTCACTGGAATGATTATCTTTTGAGAAAACTTTCCTTGTTAGTCGCACCAGCGTTCCGCCAGCTTGCTCTATCGCTTTAACTTCACTTGGAAAACGAACATCTGCTATTATTGCCAACTGAGATTGTTCGTGTTGTATCTTTTTAAGGCATGCTTTAACCCAAATTGGCTCATACATCTTGCGCATCACATCTGTGCCCAAGTATTGCATAAACTCGCGAGCGGTCATGAAGCCTGACTTGTGGATGATCAGCCCCATAGACAGAAAGTCTTCTTTAGCTGCTGGTGGACTGAGTCGGTTGAAGTCATCGATGTGTTTGTCGAAGAATTCCTCCGCGACTTCCGGAGTGACAACTCCGGGCATATTTTCCCAAAGTAAATGTTCTTGAATTTGATTTTTTTGATCATTGGTTCCCCAAACGCATTCATTTGGAATATCAAAAAGTTCTGTACACATCCATTTTAGACTGTCCGCGAAACTATAAAGCTTAACGAATGGCCACATATTATTATCTGCCCATGCTACAAACGCTTTATCTTTACGTTCAATGCAGAATTCGCCCCAACCATCTACACCAGATGTCTTGATCAATAATTGACCAGTATCTCCAATTTCCCAATCTTTAATAAATCCCTGTTCCTTGAGAACAATGCCATGCAAGATGTTTGCAGTAGTGTTTTTGCCAGCTTGCTTGCGTCCAGAAATTCCTAGAATCATTGATAGTATCCTTTTAAGTCTTTTAAGATATTCGTTTTAACGGTTTTACTTTGTATAGAACCAATATCTTTAGCATTGATGTTTGGAAAAATTAATTTGAATAATCTGCCTAGGTCTCTGTTTATCTTTATTTTAGATTCTCTTCCAGCCTGATCATTGTCTGTCAACACGACGAGCGTCGTCACACCTGAATTCAATAACAAGCTTCTTTGTGTTCCGGATATATCTTTTCCAAATAATCCAACACAATTGCGAACTCCACATTCCCACAGTCTCCAAACATCACCTTGACCTTCCACCAAAAACATTGAATTTGTATCTTGTGCAGAACTTATAGCATTGTCAAAATTGTATAAATAATCTGTTTTTCTTAACCCCTCGGAGAAGATGTATTTTGGTTGTATCCATTCTTTGGTTGCTCTAGCAATGAATCCAACGGCATGGGATTTGAAACGAATAGGAATGATTGCCCTGTGTCTAAAAATCCCTTGGCGATCTTTCGTTTCTTTAACCTCAAAGAATTTGAGCGTTTCTTCTTTAAACCCTCTGGATAAGAAATAAGGAGACATGATCCCTGAGTCTCCCAACAAATCCTTGTTGAGCGACTTGGTGCAGCCCTCAGGGTTATTTTTAGATCTAGAGATAGAACTAACAATTTTATTAAAGTCATTGTAACAGTCGTCTGCATCATATCCAGAAACAGTGTCGATAGTGATCTTATCGCTTTTTGCGTCGTAAAAATTATACAATTTAGACGTGTATTTTAATACCTCTGAGAATGATTCTGTATCCAATAACCCTTTGATCAAACCAAAAATATCTGATTGAAAATGATCATGACAGCCACGGGTCCAACATTTCCACATCTGCTTGTTCAAAGAAATCGACAGTCCATTTTGATTGTCACTGCCTTCATGAATAGGACACCTCATAAAGATGTTATCTCTATCCTGAGTATATTCCAACTTAAAACTGTCCAGAAGAATGAAGATATCGTTAAAAATTATATCTTTTACTTTAGAGAGATCAAGACGAGCATTTGTTGTCTTCATATAAATCGTGACCTTGTGTTAGCCATCAAGATGTAAATGATCATAATTCCTCTACAGATTTATTGTCGTGTATTCTGTTGACCCTTATAAACTTAGCGGTTTTACTAAAATCTTTAAGATTTGTTGCTCCTGTGTAAGAACAAGCACTGCGAATTCCACCTAAAATATCTCTGAGTGTCAAGAATACTGTGCCTTTATAGTCAACCGTTTTTACCCTGCCTTCACTAGCTTTGTAATCTTGAAGACCTTCTCCATGTTTTTCTTGAGATTTTTTTGAAGACATTCCATAAAATGACATGCTTTTTCTTTCGCCGTTTTCATCGTATGTCCACTCACCGTCGCATTCCCATGTGCCAGCAAGCATTCCTCCCAACATAACAAAATCTGCTCCAGCAGCATAAGCCTTGGCTACATCTGCTGGGTAACGACAACCTCCATCAGCACATATCAAACCAAGTCTACCAACCTCGGAGCTTAATCCGTGAGCTACGTGTGAGCATTCTGCAATAGCAGATAGCTGAGGATATCCTACTCCAGCTTTTAATCTCGTTGTGCAAGCAGATCCGGGACCAATCCCAACCTTCACAATATCAACTCCACCATGAAGAATAAGCTCTGAAACCATTTCTGGAGTGCAAATATTTCCAGCCATAATTATAGAGTCATTGAATTTTCTTCTTATCGAGGCACACCGATCAATAAACTTCTCAGTGTATCCATTGGCTACATCTACGCAGATATTAGGAGAGTGCCCAAGAATATCTGTTATTTCACTGATTTTATCAGAATCATCTTCCATGCCCACGCTAACCCAAACATTATTTTGGTTATTACGCATACTGTAGTATGACGCAACGGAAGATGCTTCATGATGTTTACTGAGACATGTTAAGCAATCATAAGCTGATAACGCTGTTCCCATAGCAAAGGTGCCAGTTGTGTCCATATTGGCAGCGACTATTGGTATTCCATTCCAATCTCTGTTTGAGTGATAGAATTTGAATGTTCTTTTTAAATCAACATCTTTTCTGCTAGCAGCCTTTGATCTTTGTGGTACGAGTAATACATCATCAAAGTCTAACTTCACGTCATTATCAATCTTCATCTTCTTCCTCTGCGTCAAAAGGTAGATTCGAACCCTCAATAATACCTCCGTTTGGAGACATTCTCATTTCATTTCTAGTTCTTAGTTCTACAAGTTTGGCATGAGATCCTATCATATTCATATTGATATAATTACCGTCGATCAAACCAGCTCCATGACGAGCTTTTAATGTTACCAACTTACGATTACCTGCATTCGGTCCATCCTCTGCAAGCTCCTCAACAGACTTGAGTTTAAATATGGAGAAAGATGTGCATAACCAAATGAGCCTATCAGAACCGCTCACAGCGTCTGTAGACTCTTTTGTGATACCATCTCTGTTCAACTGAACAAAAGACAAGCATGGAAAATCATATTTGACAGCTAGGTTATGAAGGTCGGTTATCTGAAAACCAAGAGCTTGATATTCTTGTACATTGTTTTTGATAGATGTTGAAGACATTAACTTTAGGTAGTCACAAACGACCAAACAGTCTTTTGTCTTGCCTTTATCATCTTGACCCACACTTCTCAATATCCATCTCTTTATAATGTTCAAGAGTGCGTCAAACGGCATTCCGGCAACACTCGCATAAGTGTATGGAATGCTTTTGATTTCTTCTTTAGCTTTTTTCACACGGATAAGCTTTTCATCATCTTCTGAGAATTTTCCTGTTGATATTTCTCCTATGTCAACTCCGCTGATATTAGACAAAATTCTATTGAGATGATCCTCTTTAGACATTTCTGTGTCTAGCATCAAAACGGGGATGCCTTTGCGAGCGTTGTGTATAGCTACGTTGTCTGCAAAGACAGACTTACCAACTCCGGGACGAGCGGAGACTAAGTCTACGCATTTTCTACGTAGACCTCCTCCAACCACAGAGTCGAATCTCGGAAAACCGCTAGTCAATCCGATTTGGTCACATTTATTCTCTATGAGAAAATCAAGATATTCATCAATGTCGTCTCCGAGCATCTCGGGTTTTTTACCAGAGTCATCTCCTCGAAGAAAATCCATCAACGGCATTTCCACAAGACTAATGATTTCATCTATAGTCTCATCGCCATTGATAGATGAGATATCTTTGTCTATCTTGTTGGCTATAAGCCTAGCCTTACGGGCAAATTCAAACTTTTTAACTTGAGCCGCAAAAATCAATACATTGGTTTGCTTGACTGGATAATCCATCAAGTCTCTGATGTATTCTAGCTCTTGTTTTGTTTGTATTGCTTCTGATAGATTGAGTTGCTCTGCCGCAGACAGGATCGACGGGATATCAATAGCATTACTTTTTTCAAGTACTTTTTCGATACACTTGTAAATAACCTGATTGCTGCGATGAGCAAAGCTATTGTGTGTAATGAAATCGTTTATCTCGACGTATGAATCTAAACCGTAAGCAAAAAGCCCTGCTAACACAGCGCGTTCTGCTCCAATGTCAGAAAGTTGTGAATCCATTCTACTTTCCTGTGCATCTATTACATCGAACGAATTCTCCGTAAACTAGGTTTGAATTTAATTCAATAGACCTTCCGCAAACGTGGCAATCAACAGATTGCTTCTTTGTTCTTTCACGGTTTCGAATGGCTTTGCCCATACGTTCAAATTTAGATGCATCAAAACTTGGATCACGATCTTCACCAGTGTCGCTCCACTGATTGTTCTTTGCTTTCACCTGAGTTTTCCTCTTATCTGAATAATTTTCACCACGAACAACAGTAAAATCCTCGTTCACTTGCACACGAGGTTTCACAGAAGAAACCACTTCTTCTTTATGAATAATAGGTATTGATTTAGACAACTCGCTTATAAGTTTAGCCTTTTGATCATCTGTCAAAGAGTCTAAAAACGCTTGCATAGATTCACTACTCATCTTTTCTTTCCTTTTTCGATCAAGATATCTGCCTTGCGACGAATGTTATATTCTCTGTTTTTCACATTTTCAAGACGACCTTCTGCTGTCATTTTCCATTCATGGATTTTAAAAGCGACTTCATTGTCCCTTAGGATAGTGGCCACTTTTGTCTCATGCTTTGCGTACTGTTCCCATACGCCATTTTTCAAATCTTCTGCTATGATACTTTGCAGATTGTAATCACACCATTTTACAACATTTTCACAATTAGCTCGCTCGTGAGATACATGATCAGCATATTGATATAATAAATATGCATAATTAAAACATTCATCTTGAATGAGTTTCTGCATTTGCTCAAGCGTAAAGGTTTCTGCGATAGCAAACTCTGCGTTGAACGGTGTGGGTGTGATGTTTTTTGCGGTTATATACGCATCTATGCCATCTAAAAAATGCCTTAATCTATCTGCTGCGTTCAATTTTTTCTCTCCAATATTCTATGTTATCGTCCCAGCGTAACTCAATCAATTTGAACGAATTTATTTCACACCACTGTATCTTAGCGACATCTCTCGCCTTAGCTTGTAGATATTGCATTTTAGTTTTATGAAAAAATGGTACAAATTTAAAATGTTGCTCTCCATGAACCTCTACTCCAACCTTACCATTGGGAATGAAGAAGTCAAGGTATAAAACGGATTTTTTTGAAGGATCTGTCGATCCCGGTAATTTAACCTCTTCATAAATATTGTAGCCAGAAAACATTTCATGAAGCAGGACTCTGGCCATTTTATGGTAAACAGAACATCGATCTCTTGGTTTGGAGCATTTTTTAAGATCCAGAATATATTCTCTTTCGTTTAACCCAAAAACTTTCATAGCAATACTTCTCTGATGCTTTCATTTAGATAGTTTAATAAAGTTTCATTCTCATTCAAGAACGTTACCACATTTTCTATCCCTTGAAATTTAAAGGCTTTGGTCACTTCTTCTTCTTTGGTTGAATCAATGCCGTTTGCTGTTAGCCAAGTCTTTATGATTGGATCTTCTGCCTTTTCTACAAACTTATTGATAGTATACCACGATCCTTTTAGGCTTATTATAGCGAACTCTGTGGCGATCTGAGCTATCTCTTGGCATTCGTCGATTCCTACTCCATATCTAATCCAACTTTGAGCTGTGCTCATTGGACGACCACCAGCGGCGGAAGTCTTGATCTGCCAATTCGCCACTTGACCGACATGGTTTCCGGATTCCTTTGGAACTTCCCACTTTCCTCTGTGAGTAATAACCATATTTGTACCAGCCTGAAACTGAATCATATTTCCACAGTCAGCCATTTTTGCTGGAGCGTATTTAGATCCTCCAGTATTAGCAATATTATGAGTAACAAATATAGCTATAGCTTTCATTCTTGCCATGTCGCCACTGATTCTTTTGAAGAACATTGACAGCAATCTAGGCAAAGCGTTGCGTACACCGCTTCTGATATCTCCGTCAATCTCATCCTGAGGAACCATGTTTGATGTCGAATCCACAATAACAACTAAGTTTTCTTCTTCTTTGATCAGTTGTTCCAAAATATTGAGGTATGTTTCAGCGGAAATAACAGGCTTGTCATCTGTAGCTTGAACTATCTGAATTTCTTCAATGTTCAGACCCTTGATGCCGTGAAAGTTTTCCTTTGTTAATCTACCCTCGGTATTTAAATAATAGATCCTTTTGCCTTCGGCTTGAGCCTTCGCCGCAAAATAAAGAGCGGTGGTTGTCTTTCCTGTCTTTGGATCTCCTGTCATGACCACGCACTGACCTTCACGGATTCCGCCACCCAAAGCTATGTCCAACGCTGGACCGATACTTATGGTTTTGTACGATTCTAATCTCTGTAGAACCTCGGTGCCAGATTGAATAATCTTTCCATATTTCTTGATTAGTGTTGCTACCATCTGATCCGAATCACTATCAGTTATCAATGTCTTCGACTTTTTCGCCATTCTCGATGTTCCTCAATCTATTTAGAATATTTTTACCACCGTAACTAGATTTTCTTACCTTAGCGTCATTTTTAACTTCTATTTCTTGCTTCGGTTTAGCTTCCTGTTCATCTAATAGTAGCTGATATTTGTGGATTACCCCATTGACTTTCGGATGATTTAAAGAAAATATTCCATAAAACTCAGATGAGTTGATAGCTTTGACAACAGCTTCTTCTGAGAATAACTTGATCAAGTTATTTGCAACGTAAAGCTGTTTTCTGAAGGTCCAATCCCACGGTTTTTTGTTCCAGAATTTATAAGGCAACGATCCTTCGTTTTTATTTTCTGAATTTTTTCGACACATTATTTCAGCAACATAAGCTGCACAAGTACAGTGATCACCTGTAGACTCGTGCTTATACTTGCTCTTGTCTGTTCTTTTTCTTTTTTCTATCATCGTAAATCAATGCCTCCTCAAAACATTCTGTTTCTATCATCGTAAATCAATGCCTCCTCAAAACATTCTGATAGATCGTCTTCGTACTCTTTGTCTAGGAGAAGCTCTGGGACTACCCACATTTGCTTGTGGACATACCCATCGTCTTTCAGTAGACCCACAGTATAGAAATCTCTTGTTGGTCTTCCTATGGACCCCCACGCTGATCTAACCAAGTAGACAGCCTCTGGACTTCCAATGTCTATTATGCATTTCGTGGACCTGAATTGCAAGTGTAGATCTTTTATGAAGACTTCTTTTTTTTCACAATATTCTTTTACTAAAAACCAATGATCGTAATCTGAAAAGAAAAAATGCTCACCATCAGATGTCATGACTTTAATGAAAAGCTTATTGACATTCTTCTTGTCTGAAGAATAAAACTTTGCCCATTTTTCATCGTCCATTTTGTTCCCTAATTTTTGCTACGCAAGAAGCTCTTGAAATTTTCTTTGTTGATTGAGATCTTTTTGAGTCAGATAATTCTGATGCGTTTGGCGTCATCACCGTTGACCCCTTGTTGTTTCTTGCAAACTGCTGATAAAGCAATGTTTCAGCTTTTGTAGTTTCTTTGATGACTATACTTTTTATATATCCTTCTATTGTAGACTTTGATCTGTCTAGATCTTTGCACAAAGAATCAATAGACATTTCTAAGTTATTGTCAACATAGAACTTTTCTGCTTTGCCCAACGGTCCTTTTTTAGTCATTTAAAAATCCTCTCTGAGCTTTTGTTAAATAAATAGTATTGTTTGTTTTCAAGTATGTTATGTATAAATCAAAGGTGTTTTTAGAAACCCTTCTCATCATTGTGTCAAGCGTTCTTTCTCTTCTGCCGTATGGTCCATATGGATCGAAGAGTGCGCCTTGATGAACTCTGATGAGATAACTTTCTCTTAGTTCTTCTCGGTCTAAGGTTCGTAGGATTTTTGCATGATGTGTAACTTTATCTGATTCTTTTTCTTCTATGATATTTCCAGTCTTGCTGAAAAGAACTGTAGAAGTTTCTTTACTTGGAATTGAATGACTGTCGATGTATTTCAATTTTTCCCCTCCATTATGTATTTAGTTGTTTGGTCTGTTGACATTTTGTTTATTTCTTTGGGCGTAGCAGATCCGTACTTACTGTTTTTATACCAAGGTTGTGGCGCTTGAATTGTAGATTCTTTTTGCTTATGCTTTGCTTCACTGATTTTAGTTTTATTTTTCTTGGCGTTTTTATCCGCCAATTGACCTATGGTATTTACGTTTTTCACAGAACCCTGAACGTTGTCAGCCTTAAAATCTCTGTATACATTCTTTGAATTGCAGACTGAGCATGAAACCTTTTTTGATTTGGCTTTATACTCTGCGACCCTGCATTCAATTTCAGTTGTTGCAGCACAATCTTCGCAACAAAAACTATATGTTGGCATAAATTAATTCTCCAATGCTCTCAAAAATCTTCCTATGATTCCATTCCTTTGTATGTCTTCGTATCCAAGTTTACAGATTGCAATGCTATCGATATTTTCAAGCTTGTTGATGCATCTGGCCAAGCCGCTTTTACCCTTTAGGTCGTCTTGATTGATATCTCCATTGATAAGAACCTTAGAGTTTTTACCCATTCTTGACACGAACATCTTGATTTGATCTTCTGTGCAATTCTGAGCTTCATCCAATATCATGTATGCATCATGAAATGTTGCTCCACGCATAACCTCAAGAGGTCTATATTGAATTTGTTTTTCATTGAGGTAATAACCATAGTAGGCTTGCCCTAGGAAAAACTTTAGATTCTCTTCCATAGGCAAAAGATATGGTGCTATCTTTTCACTCATTTCTCCGGGCAATGCCCCTATGTCTTTTCCACTGCAAACAAGAGGTCTTGTTATGATAACCTGCTTGGCCAATCCTGAGTGCAAATGTTCGGCTGCTATTCCAGCGGCGATAAAAGATTTGCCACAACCAGCAGGTCCAGAGCAAAAGATAATATCATTCTCTACGATAGCTCTGATGTAATCTTTTTGATTGTCTGTTTTCGCTTCCAATGGTGTTATCTTGGGAGTTGATTTAGAAGTTACTTTCTTGGTGACTACATTATCTTGTCTTCTTCTTCTTGTTGTCATTTGATAGCCTTTTATGAAAGATTTTAAATTACTTGTAATTCCTCTTTTACGAAAATTCCATCTATCATCTTTCCTTTTCTATCTTTGATATCGTTCCAAGCAACGTCCAAGCAATGTGCTACAGAGAGATTGTTCCTTTCTGCTATGTTGATCAGTACGACCATCATATCTCCAATGTCGTCCGCAACACTCTTTCCTTTGCAAACGCTGTCAGAAAGCTCTCCAAGCTCTTGCAGTAGCTTCAACGTTTGATCTTTGTCTGTACTTCCTTTTATAAGGTTTCGGTCATAATGCCATTGTTTAATCTTTGAAATATAACATGGGACAGACCAATCTTTATTGTCTTCATCGATAATCATAATCCTAAATCTCCAAAATCCATGCTGTCTATATCGTTTTTACTTGCACCAATCTTATAAGATGTTATTTCGTGTTCTTGAGGTGCGACCTGAACACTTTCACTTTGCATCCAAGCTTGAGTCCATCCAGCCACTGGGTTTTTACCAACATTGTCGTAAGGTAGACCAATAGCCTTTCTTCTTGACATACATAGCCAATCAATGTATTGATGCAGAACGGTTTCATTGAGACCTATGATAGATCCATCTTTGAACAAGTAAGACGCCCATTCTTTTTCTTCATTTGCTGCATTTTCAAACATTTTTGTGGCAGCTTCTCGGCATTCATATGCAGTTTGAATAAAACCCTCTGATTCTTCCGTGTGTAGAATCTTTAGGATTTGCTGTGTGTTCATCAAATGCAGAGCTTCATCTCTCTTTATGAGTTTGATGATGTCAGCGTTTCCAGCCATCTTTTTGTTTTCAGCAAAAGCAAAACTACAAACAAAACTGACATAGAAACGAATAGCCTCCAAAATATTTATACTGATGATAGTCATGTATATTTGTTTTTTGATATCAGACTTTTTATCTGTACAACACGCCATACCCATCAGATTATTATAGTCTGAGATAGCGGTATTCGCACGTTTAATAATCTCTTTATCTTCATAAATTCCTTCAAAAACTTCTGAAGAGTCAGAGTATACATTCTGAATAATGTAGCTATAACTTTGAGAGTGAATTTTCTCAAAGAATTGCCAAGTCATCAAACACGCCTCTAGCTCAGTGTTCGTGACAAACTCAAGAAGGGTTGGAACTCCACGGCAGATCACACTGTCGAGCATTGTTTGATATTTAAGATTGGATGTGAAAATGAATTTTTCATTGTCACTCATCTGCTTAAAATCTCCCCTGTCTCTCTTTAGTTCAATTTCTTCTGGTCTCCAGAAGTTCATCATTTGCTTGCTGTCAAGCTCTTTGAAGATAGGATATTTGATGATGTCATATCTTTGTACGCCAAGATCTTGTCCAAGAAACAATGGCTGAGTCATTGGGTCAACGTTTTTGAGATTAAAAATTGTTTTCATTCAAATCCTTTGCGTTACTAGTTGTTCGTATACCTTTTATAAGGTTATCTTCCGCCCACAATGGTTGAAGATTGCTGTAATGAAAACACTGTTTTTGCTGCTCTGGATCATACATGTCGAACGAGGCGCAGGGTTTTATATGATCGACATGCCACTTTCCGTAGTTTTCTTTTGTCATTCCCTCTTGAAACATAGATTCTAAATGTTCCCACAGTTGGCTGACATCACATCCTAACAGCCTCATGGTATGGTCCGATTTAGTGGTCCCCTTCAGTGCTCCGTATAACCTAGATCTCAAGTTAGATATCAATCTGTAATTGAGATTATTACTGAATCTATCTCGTTCGTAAGCCTTTCTTCTCTCGAAGACATCGGGCTTAGAAGAATACTTTTTATTTCTGGCTCTAGACAAAATTCTAGCCGTTTCAGTTCTACTATACTCAGCTTTTATTGCCTTGCCGTGTTCTGAGTTGTCATAACGCTTCCTTCTTTTTTTAGCCATTTCTTTTTGTTCCGGGGTAGACGTTTCTGCCTTTCGGCAGTCTTTACAACGCCCTCTAAATCCGTCTTTAGACCTTCTATCTTTCCCAAAACATAAAATGGACTTATTCTCTTGACAACTGGCGCAGAACTTAAATGCTACATGCTCCACCGATACACCCCCCTTCTTCTTCTCCCAACATCTCATTATGTTCTTTGTCTCCATCCGGAGTATTGGCATAATAGAAGTTTTTTAGACCATATTTATAACCGTAAATCTGATCTTTGATCAACACGCTGAGAGGAATGTTTCCATCTGCATAATGAGAATAATTGTAATATAAATTAGTGCTCATGCTCATGTCAACAAACTTTTGAATCACGGCGGCTATATTAAGAATAGACTTATTGTCTTTTATGTCCCAAGCTATTGTGTAGTAATTCTTTCGACTGTGATAGTTTGGAACAAGCTGCTTGAGAACACCGTTCTTGGCCTTTTTGTGGATCAATAAGCTTCTGACTGGTTCTATTCCGTTGGTGCTGTTTTGAATGACAGAACTACTTTCGCAAGGCATAATAGCAGATAAAGTAGAATTGCGAAGACCATGTTTCTTGACTCTTTCACGTAAACCCTCCCAGTCCATATTGTATTTAGGTTCAACAAGCTCATCGACCGTTTTCTTATACCAATCAATTGGTAGCAAGCCTTGAGAATATTTCGTATCTTTAAACTTTGGACAAGGCCCAAGAGATTCAGCTAATTCACAACTAGCGTTTATCAAATGCCATTGTATTTGCTCCATCGTTTCATGAACAAGTTTCAATGCAGCTTCATCGTTATAAGATAGCTTATTCTTTGCTAGAAAACCAGCTAAATTAGTGATTCCAATACCAAGAGAACGTCTGTTCTTTGTGAAAGTTTCGCCAGCCAAGATTGGATACTCTTGATATTCTATCACAGAATCCAAAGTCTGTACGGCGATTCTGCAAGCTAATTCAATATCTTTCTCATTGTTCAACTCTAGCAGGTTGAGTGCCGATAAAATGCAGATACCTATTTCACCTTTTGGATCACTTATGGATTCGATTGGAACCGTGGGGTGTATAATTTCTTGGCAATTGCTTACCAAAACCCCATTGGCATAAAAGTTGTGATTATGCTTAACAGTAACGTCAAATACCTTTTCGACATTATTAAGCTTATTGATTTTTAGCATTTTTCTCGTTTCTCTGTTTAATAGTGTTACTAATTTTTAAATTGACTTCTTCGTTGTATCTTTCATCTTTAGTCAGAGCGAACGAATCTTTATTGTGGTCAATACCGTTTTTTGATAAAAATTTCTTGAATGACTCTAAAAAGTTTTGATAACCTCCTCCAAAACGATACTTGGTATATGTTAGTGGCAATCCGTTTTCTTTCGAGTATTCAGTCCATCTAGCACGTATCAGACGGTTGTCATTGCTCTTAAAAAAACTCATAGCGTACTCAAGAATTTCTTCGTTGGAAATGGCATTGGCATTAGGATTCTTCTTTCCTTTAGACCTTTTTGAAATCTTCTGCTTCCATTGGTTTAGCTTATGATCTGGAACGCACCATCCACCAACTCCTCCTTGACTTTCATTGTATCCATTTGCGATAGAGTCGTTTTCTTTAATAAATTCTTTTTCCAATCGTAGAGCCTCTTCCTGAGACTCGCATTTGGAGAGTGTTTCAAATAGGCAATCAGAAATGCCATACAATCGGATAGCTCTATACAAGTGACTATCAATCCCAGCTATGGAGTTCAGATAATGTTTATGTATTCGCTCTGTTGGACTCTTGCTGGTCATACCAATGTATGTCTTTAGCGTCGTTTTGAAGGTAATTTTGTAGACGTAGTGTAGCATGATCAATCTCCGCATGTAGGAATAGAAATTATCTATCCTATAATACACAAATCATTCCATTATCTGCAATTCGTCCGTCTCTTCTAAGTCTTTCGCCATTACGTATCCACGGTTTTTGGTATAGATTTTATGATCTGGAGTACATTTTACGACAAAGCCAGACTCTAGATCTGTAACCTCCAGAATTTCCGCACTTTCATTCATCATTGCGGCGTCAGATATCAATTCAAAGCTATCTAAACCATCTTTTGAAGATAGAATTTTAACTTCCTTGCCATATTCAACTAGCTGCACTACCTCCTCCATAGAGATTGTACACAATTGCCCTTCCACGTCAACCATCACGGATGTATCTCCGGTTACGCATAAATTAGACATATAGCATGGTATATTCCACGATCCATGCTCATTGGCATTGTCAATATTCATTGAATAAATTCGACCAGTTTCAAGTCTTTCGCGAGCAAAAATTTCTGCCAATTTTCTGGCTGATATCTTCTTCTTAAACTTTAAAGATCTAGAATTTTCATACTTTAAATAAAGCTCTTCAAACTTCTTGTTGTCACCAAAAGCTTCGTATAATCCTTTTGCTTCATGAGGACTAAACAGGGTGATATCTTGATTTGCAATCAGACGATCATAAAATAATTTACAAAATTGAATTGAGTAGTCTAATTTTCGCACACGGTTATCGTCAGTTCCAGCGTTATTTTTAAGAACCAAGACATCTTCAATCTCGTAGTGCCAAAATGGAATATGGGCGGTCGCTGACCCTCCCCTTAGGCCATTTTGACTTGTAGATTTTACTGCTGATTCGAAGTTTTTTAGGAATGGAATGACGCCAGTGTGAATAACTTCTCCTCCTCTGATTGGAGAGTTGATCGGTCTGATTCTTCCTATATTTAGACCGATACCAGCTCTTCTGGCTGTATACTTGCCAACAGCGTGGATGCTAGAAAAAATACCGTCTATATCATCATTCACGTCAACAAGAACACAGCTTGCAAACTGACGGGTATTGGTTCTGACTCCAGCCATGATAGGAGTAGGCAGGTTGATCTTGAACGTAGAGTAGCAATCGTAGGCACGTTTTACACCCTCTAACGAATCAAACAGGCACATAGCGATACACATATAGGCGTACTGAGGTGTTTCATAGATAACACCGGTGCTTCTGTTTTTGACAAGATATTTATCAATCAGTTGTTGTAATCCAGCGTATGTAAAAAAATCGTCACGAGAGTGATTTATGTACATTCCAAGATTACGTACCTTGTGATACGGATCATTTGGCTTAGTATCATCGATCCATTTGTTTAAAAGGTAATCGTGATAGATACCATTGTCTACGTTCCTTTGTAGGAACAGCGTAAAGTCCGTTGGGATGTCGCCGCAGCCCCATACTTCTTTTCTCAGTTGCATATTTAGCAGTCTAGCCGCAACATACTGATAATTTGGACTTTGCGTTGAGATTAAATCATTTGCCGATTTAATTAAAATCTGGTGAATCTCTGAGCTTAACATTCCGTCGTAAAGAGATAGATTAGCATTCATTTCTACCTCAGAAAAACTTACACCGTTGATGTCTTTGGTAGCCCACTCAAGAACCTTATGAATTTTTTCTACAGAAAAATTTTCCTTATCTCCATTACGTTTTGTAACTTGCATTTTCTTCCTTGTTTTAAATAGTTGAATAGTGACCACAATCGGGTAATCTATTATAGTCTGATAGGCGTGATTTGTCTGTACAATTTCTAAAAAAAATCCCCCCGCAATACATTATTACGGAGGGGTTTTATCAGTTTTCTTTTTGAACAACACTAAGCTCAATTCCTTCACCTATATGAACTATCATTACTTTTTTACCGTCTTTTATTGTGAATTCAACTTTTTCCAAAAGCTCTTTTGCTTTGTCTATGTCTTTTTCTTTTATGCCGACTCTAGAGAGCAACGCCTTGAGAATGTCATCTATCATTGTTTGACACCCCAAGATAAAGCATTTAAAGTTTGAACAAGCTTTTCACGTTTAGAGCTATCTAACGATACGCTTTCTTTACCAATTGACTGAACAATAACGTTGTCAATATCCTCGCCTAGATTTTCATATTTATCTTTTAACTTTGTGTTAAAGTATAATGCTCCAGCAAACATATTAAACTTTCTGAATTGCTCGGTCGTCTGAATAAACTCTTTATCTGTGTTTATTATGTCAGCCATCTCTGAGTAAAAATAAAACAATAAATCTGAATCTTCAGAACTGAAGCTCGTTTCAACCACTGGCTGCACCAGAGTTTTATATTCTATTGAAGGCTCATCTACTTTGACTGTAGTTTTTGCTGGACTTATATTTTTGATTGCATCAAATGCTGATTCACCAAAAATACCAATCACGCAGAGTGCTGATGCTAATAATAACTTTATTTTTTTATTCATTTGAATGTCCTCTTACGTCTATGGTTTGTTCAACCTTCACAAGCAAAGGAAAAATCTTTTCAAGCTCATTGTAAGCTTGCATCAAGTTATTTTTCTTGCATTGAGACATTAAATTTTCCCACACAATAACCATCTGAGTTAGCTCTGAGATCGTGGATATGTTGTCTACACTCGACTCTTTCTCAACTTCTTGCTCAACATCTTTCTCAATAGATGGCTCTGGTTTATTTGATGGCTGCTTCCTTTTGAAAAAATCCTTTGGAATTTCACCCAAAATAACACTGCCTCCTAAAACGACCCCTAAACCAACCACAACCATTTGAAATACTGTCATTGTTTTTTCTCCGCTTCATTGAATATGCAACTTAATTCCTGTCCCGATAAACCCTTAGAAACTTCTATCATAGATTTGTAGACTGAGTCACGATCTTTTTTAGATTTCCATTTCTTTTTAATATTTCTGTGCAATAGTAGTTTATACATCACGGAAGGATTCTTTATTTCATCGAATAAATCTTCCTTGTTCTTGCTTCTATTGCATTCATATATAAATCTTGAAATGTTTATGATCAAGCCTGCGATAGCAATGATAAAGAATGGATCAATGCTGTAATTTTCATCACCTGAAAATCTATGGGCCGCAACCTTCCTCGCTATTTCATTTAACTCTTCATTTTCTTGATTCATTGAACACCCAATCCTTCAATCATCTCTTTTACGCCCTTAGAATCAATAAACCCTATTTTCTTAGAAATGATTTTATCAAAAACGTTTGACTTGATCAACAGTATTGTTGGATATCTCGTAATCTTGTAATAAGAAAGATATTTCTTATTTTCTGCATCTTCTTCGTTTATAAAGACGAGTTTTATTTTTTTGCTGTCCATCAATTCTCTAAGATCTTTATCTTCCCAAGTAGTCTTTTTCATTAGTCTGCATGGTGCGCACCACTCAGCACCAATCTGGTAGATATAATATTCTGGATCTTGTGTTGCTACAATAGTATTATCTATAATTGGGTCATTTTTTTGACAAGCCTTGCATCCGGGACATTCAGTCTTGTGACCGTCACCATGAATGATAAAACCAGAACCATCGCAAAGCTCTTCTTTGTCGTCGTCTGGGGCTTCAACGTTCATTAAAAATGATTGAGCTAATCTTGTGGAAACAAAAGCGCGAGCTGGATTTTTGAACTGTTGATCTTGATCGCACCCGTCAAGAAAAAAGAGTAAACATAAAGCTAATACTTTCTTATACATCGCAATCTCCATATCATAAAAATGATGATGTGCCATAATCTGGTAGATCTTTAGCTGGGAACCCATCAACATTGCTAAAAACCCAAGATCCTTGCTCGGCCAACATTCCTCGGGCGTCTTTTTCTCTGATCCAAAAACTACCTTCTGGCTGATCATGAACCCTTGGTCCTGAGTTCCATAGACCCCAAGAGTTTTGAACTAAAAATAACATTTCTTTAAATTTACTTTTTGTGTCATCACATGCGATCCAAGCCATTGCATGATTCCAGCCGCTAGATCTTTCTGCGATACCGTTACCGTCTCTCTTGGAAGAGAATCCATAACCAGAACAAACACTGATAGCGTAACCGTTGGCCAAAGCGTCTCTGGCTTCTTGTATGGTTGTTATCATCGATATAGTTTTTACTTGATGTTTTTTAGCTTCGTTGATCCAAATTGACTGAGGAATAGTTTTATTTGCACCAACCTTAGCATTGTAGGTAGATAAGTCTATTGCTCCATAATTCTTACGCAATAAAATGCCACCTTGTGTGGATACGTATTTAGCCGCATTGGAGCAGGTCATACCTTGACCACTGTTGGTTCTGCTTTGATAAATGCCTTCTGTGGCACTTCTGGCTTCGAACGATTCAGATTCACCCTGTACATCTATTTCTACTGCTCGGGTGACGTCAACAGCGTTCCTAGTGGCATGACTTACGCAGTCCCCCGTTTCTTGTCTTTCTGATGGACCAAACTTAGGGTCAAATTTTAAAAGAGACTTGTATGGGAGCGAGAGTTTTCCTTCTCCCGACCCATACAGTCTGTAAGCAGCGGCTCCAAATAGAGGTGTTTTCAATTCACCCAGCAAAGTCGCCGTTTCTTCTGGATCGCAGATCGCTCCATTAAAACCTTTTCGATAAGCATTCAGAAGATCTTTTGGCGAATTAAAATCACTCATTTTGATATTCCTATATAATTACTTCTTGTTGTTGTTTTTTGCCCACTTCAAAATTGTGTCCAAGCCCATTGCGAGAACTGTGGTGACAAGAGGTGAATACACACCAAAGTCTATAAGTTTTACATTTTCAGCAACCACAGTCAAAGCGGCTGCTCCACCAACAAGTGCCGCGTTCTTTGCCAAGTTGATCAAATCTCTAGTGTTTAATTGAAAACCATTAGAACCTTCTGTGCTCATTACATTCTCCTATTTGGAAAAAATGAATTAAAAAACCTTCGTGAATTGAATGTGCGATTTTATATGGAAAACCAACAAACCTAATTGAGCATCCGTTTACTGAAACTGTCTCGATATCAATCTTCCGGCACATACTTAAACATGATTTTATTTCAGTGATAAACTCTTCTCTCTGTTTTTCATCAACCACAGAGAACCAGTCATGACCTTCAAGAGGTCCAAGATCTAGCGTTTCTGTTTTAAACGCTTCGTTGTACCAAGTCAACCTGCCGTCTTTATCTGTTTCAAACAAACATTGAGATGAATAATGCAACGTTGCTTTGGATCTTTGATCAAGAATTTTTTGTCTAATTTCTATTCTATCAACAGTAGATTTTAAATTGTTGATTATATCTTTCATGGAGCCACCACCATTTGGAGTGACTTCTTGTTTGATTATTTTCAGATGATCTGATATTCGTACTTGCTCATCAAAGAATGCTTTAAACCATTTTGTTATTTTGCGTATGGTTAAGAAAATAGTACCTGAGGCACCCATGAGCGTTGCTATAGCGGCAGCTTGATCTTGTGAAAGCATATTGCAAAACCCCTATGTTAAGACGTAAAACTAGCCCCCAGAGTTATCCAGAGGCTAGTTTTTAAGTTAAAAGGTAATTTTAGCTTTCGAAAGAATCTTTCGCTTTGTAATTATCTTGCTTAGGCAGTATTGAGCCGTACATGTAAACCAGTTCTCCGGGAACTGCTCGCGTTGGAGCACCCGCAGAATCGGCAGAGGTTGTGGCTCCACCTGCGACTGCTGGATCGATCAAGTTTTTAAGAACGCCGCCTGCCACGGTTCTTACTCTATAAGGAGCAATACCAGAGCTTGGACGTGTTAAAACATCTATATCCAAAGTTCCGAGAGTCCTAGTTCGCTGAATCTGATTGATGCCGTCTCTGTCAGGCTTTGGACCAGATCGACCTCCATGCAAGGTGGTGCTTGCTACACCCCCAAGAGTGACGGTTACATTTCCACCTTTCATTACCCATTCGGTGGAATTAGCTTTGTAACCAAGAACTGTCGTTCCGGCAGTTACTGATCCCGGAACAGCACCAGAAACGCCAACACGGTCAGTATACTGACTGCCTGTTCCAACTTTGGCGATCACTTTAGACCCAATGGCCTTTCCAACGTTATCAGCAAGACTGTTGATGCTGAGATTTTTAGTCATTGGACCTGTGGTTGAAATGTTACCACCACCAAGAACTGTTCCGCCGTTATTCTTTTCCACGGAAGGAGCGGCACCATTACCGCTAGCTGCTACAATAGGCATAATAAAACTCCTGTCAAATATAAAAAATAAGATTTATTTTCCTTTTTCCTTTTTGTAGTCCGTGTCCATAATGGATTATACACTTTTATTAAGTGCGTATTTGATCTTTTCTAAACTTTTGTTCAATCTTATCCTGATAGTCTCTCCGCAAACACCCCTTGTGCTAGCCAATTCTTTGATGGTCATGTCTCCGTAAAGCCTGTCGATCACCAAAGATGGATCGTCGCACACGGATTCTATCAGGTCTCTGGTCTCAAAATCAACAAAAGGATCTCGACGATCAGGTATATTGACCTGTAATTGAGCGTTGTTGTTTCTGTTGAATTTCCTTTGACTCAAACATTCAAACACAACGCCGCTGTGAAGATATGTGGTAAACTTAGCTTTGCTTCTTTTGTCGTATTTATTAACGGCCCGTAAAATGGCGTTCAATATACAACTTTTGATCTCGTCCTGAGATAAAATCTTACGAAAAGATGACGCGGCATTTTGAGCAACGTTCATAGTTTCGACATCATTGACATAATGCTCATAACTTTTCATTAATTTTTCCTATTCTAAAAACAAATCTTCAATTACTTTTCTTACATTTCCAAAATCAAACATACGTCCAACGCCAATGAAAAATCTGTATCTACTGCATATTTTTAGTAGCTCAATCCCTTCAGTACGATTTAATTTATCTTTGATCTCTTTTGTTATGTTAAAATTGGTGTGACCCAACCAGCAGTCAAAGTTTTGTGTCAAGGATATATTTTCTATGAGTTTGCTGTCTATTGGAATCATTAAGTTTTGATGAGTTGTGGGTTGATCATCTTCATCTTCAACAAAATCTTCATCCTCATCATCTAAATCAACCATTCCCATTTTTTGGTATAGCATGTCCAGCAGGGGTGAATCCAACTGCTCTTCGATCACATCTTCATACTTTTGCCAACCTATCTTCTTTTTAATATTCATCATTGACTCCTCACATTAAATCGCTGGGTTTAATCAAAGGGTTATCCTTTTCCTCATTAATAGTAGTATCCTTCGTCTCTAAATAACCTAGTATTTTACTCAATCCTTGTATTTTAACAATCTCAGACACCAGAATTTTTAGTTCTTCCGATCTGCCGTCTTTGGAAAAAGCTTCTTGAGCAATCCCCAGTGTTTGTAACTGAAACTTTGATGTTGGGATGGAGGACAATAACCTCGCAAACTGACGGAGTGTTTCATCTGAATAATCTTCTATCAAAATATCAATATAGATTTCACCGTCTTCATCAATGCAGTATTCTAATTTAGCTAAAGTTTTATGCTCTTCATCGCTCATTGTTGGCCCAGACTTTTTAAAATTTTTGTAGCAGAATTATCCCAACTAAATCTTTGAGCGGTCTCAATTCCGGAGATATTCGTTTTATTCAAATCTTTGACTACATCTTTCATAAGGTCTACAAGGGAAGATATTTCTTTTTCTCCTATCTTCGCCCAATTACCTTGATTGAAGAACCATTTTCCGTCGAATGCAGATTCTGTGCTGTCTATAGGTATAATATTTGAGTTTTCCTTTGTGCAAAATTCTGTGTGTGCAGCGTATCCCGTTGTTATCACTGACCTTCCGCAAGCCATCATTTCTAAAAGCTCTAGATTCCAACCTTCTGCACGCGACGGAAACACCCCGCAACTAACTTTACTCATTATATTATACACTTCAGATTGTGTCTCAGCCCTTGGAATTAGTTTAACTTTTGGATGATGATACAATTGTTGCCATCGAAGATTTTCTTCCTCAGAGTTGAATGGATTGCTGCACATCATCCATAATTCTACATTTTCGAACTCTTCAGCCACAATCTTGAAAGCTTTTATGAGAAAATCATGACCCTTGCGAATCTCCCATTTTCCACAATTGAAAAAAATAGTTTTACCACCATCAACACATGGCGTAGGCTTAAAAATATTTGTGTCTACTCCAAGTGGAATCACATCTATCGGCTTGTCGAAGCCAGAGAGGTTGTTTTTCACTGTCTGCTTGGCCCATTCTGAGCAAACAAAAAGTCTATCGCAAGAGTTTAGGTGATGCTGTTCTAGCTCATCAAAGACGTCCAACTCGAAAATAGGAAAACCAATATGCTCACCGTTGCCTACGAATTGAGACATATCGTTTTGATGCCAAATCTTGACGCATGGAGCTTTAGAGTCAAAGAAACGAGCTTTCTCTATAGCAAATTTTACATGATTGTGATCTTCCTCCGTTGTTACTTGAGGTTGACCAATAGGAAACAGTGATACTTTACACTGTTTTTGCAATGCTTTTAGGATATTTAAACCAGCTATACCGTAGCCAAGCTGATTGATCGGTGCCATTAAGTTTATGTTCACTTTTTGAAAACTCCTGTAATAAATTCATCTATTGTTTTTACGTTTGGGCTTTTGTCTAAAAATTCAGTGGTGATCTGAGTTGCTCTAGCTTTATTTTCTCCCAAAGAAATTAAAGTAGACACACATTCATCGAAAAGGGCATGTTTGCTTCTGGTCTTTTTTGATCTTTTCAGCTCTAACTCTTCAGCTAATTGTCTTTTTAACTTAAGTTTTTGAACTTTATTTCTTAATATCCTGATTTCTTCTGGATTAGACCTATCTTGCTTTACGCTGCGACAATCAGAAATATAGCCAATCTCAAAATTATCTGGAATAGCGAGGGGTTTGATCTCAGTGGAGCCGTTCAAAACACCTATAAAAAAACATATACCAAAAAATGTACCGATAGCAGTTCCTAGGATTTTTGCTGTTATCATGACTGAATCTGGCTGAAATTCCATCGATACACGTCTCATTCTGAAAATTGATTAATGTGAATGCACTCTTCACGCAATATCTGTATTATAGTTGCTGTTATCCTCTTTGTCAAGCTCTTTCGGCAAGATTGTCAAAATTCTGTCATGAAAAGTCTAGACGCAACATCAGGCTACAAAAAAAACCCATAGTATGTACCTATGGGTTTTTCTTTAGTAGCCAAATCAATTAGTATCTAAAGGCCAATAGTCTATATGAGAGATATTATTTCTTTTAGTTTGTTTTCCAACCTATTTGTATAACTAATCCAATTAATCGCTTTTTTATAATTTTCTTCTATGACATCTTTTTTGCTATCATAAAATTCTTCTGTCAAAGAGTTGCAAGAATTAATAATTTCATCCTCATTTTTACATAGAACAAATCCATCTATATTAAAATAATTTTGAATGTTTGTACATCCTAAATACACTGGTATAGTTTTAGTTAAAAGACAATCGATTAATTTTTCTGAGAAGTAATAGTCTTGACTGCTATTTTCAACGCATATATGAAACATGCTATCAAACAAAGAAACTTTTGAATCTCCTAATATTTTATTATTATTTATATTTTCAATCCCAATGTCAGAGGCTGGTGGAACTTGAAATTCTGTAACAACAGATCTGTGAGTAGAACCCCAGTTGCTTCTATAAAAGTCAGTTGGAATTTTTATTTCGTTTTGTCTGTACCACAACATCCTTCTAAGACGATGATTTTGAGTAGTTTGTTTATGGCCACAAACCGTTGAAACAGAAAAATTTTTAGTGGGAAAGTTATAATATTTATTATCAATCCATGATGTTCCATATTCAAAAAGAATGGCATTCTTACAATTACTTAATATTTTATTATCAAAAGTTAGTATATGGTCAAAATCATTTTGATTATGAATGATTGCATCCGACAATCTACTCATTACATCTGGCTCCCTTGCAATGAATATTTTTAAATCCGTTGTTTTGCAATTTTTTATAAATGTATCAATAGAAATTTCAATAGATTTATCTAAATCAAAATTAAAAGACTCTCCATATAGAGAATAAACTATAGGCTTCATTAATTTTCCTTATTTATATATATAAAAAGTATCGTATGTAAGCCTTTGATGAATAACATATCCTAATTTTGACATTAAAGCGTCAAACTCTTCAAGATTTGTATTTGTTTCATAAGTATTAAATTCACAAGTTTCTGCAAACTCATTGGAACTTTTTATTATATGAGATAAGTAAAATTATTAGAGATCAATATTTTTTTTATTTTAACCAACCTATTTTTTGATTCCTAGTTTTCTCATTACTTTTTAATCCATTAGAAAGAAATTGATAAACTCCGTCAGCACTACCTCTATAAAGGCAAGTCCAAATTCCGATATTACCACTATTAATTATAATTTTATGACTTTTAGATATAATTTGCATTACAGCTAAAAAAATTTGAGCATTAATTAATCTTTCACCTATAGGCAAAGTAAACTGGATAGCAGTATCTTTATTGCTTATTTTTTTAGTTTCTTTTATTTCTATAAAATCTTTTATATTTTCTCTGATAAATTCTATAAATTCATACTCATCTGATTGAACTAATAATTTATGATCTGGATTTGTTTTTTTTACTTGATTTATTTTGTTTAAAATTTCAACATAAGTAGGTAAAGTAGTTTCTGTTCTCTTGTCGTTTCCACGAAAACACACTGATATGGTTTTCGATAAATCTATTTCATATTTGTTTAATAAATAATTTTTTATTTCTTTAACTTTTTCGGACGG